ATGTGTGGACGTTTTGCACAAGCCCAAACCCGCGAGGAATATCTTGCTTACCTAGCCGACGAAGCCGATCGTAATATCGCGTATGACCCGGAACCAATTGGCCGGTACAACGTAGCGCCCGGAACAAAAGTCTTGCTGTTGAGCGAACGCGATGAGCAGCTGCACCTCGATCCTGTTTACTGGGGCTACGCGCCTGGGTGGTGGGATAAACCGCCACTGATTAATGCTCGCGTCGAAACCGCGGCCACCAGCAGAATGTTTAAACCTCTCTGGCAGCTTGGACGAGCTATCTGTTTTGCGGATGGGTGGTTTGAATGGAAGAAGGAAGGCGACAAGAAACAGCCCTACTTCATTCACCGCGCAGACGGTCAGCCGATATTTATGGCGGCTATCGGCAGCACGCCGTTTGAGCGTGGAGATGAAGCAGAAGGTTTTCTCATTGTGACCTCAGCAGCCGACAAAGGTCTGGTTGACATTCATGATCGTCGGCCGCTGGTTTTGTCACCAGAAGCAGCACGCGAGTGGATGCGCCAAGATGTTGGTGGGCAAGAAGCTGAAGAGATTGTAGCCAACGGCGCTGTGCCAGCCGAGAACTTTATTTGGCACGCTGTATCGCGTGCTGTTGGGAATGTTAAAAATCAAGGTGCACATCTTGTTTCTTCTGTTTGATATGGATTATCTTTTCTTATAAGATGAAATGAAAATTGTTACATATGCATATTTTTTTATTTTTAGCGAGCCAAATAATTTAATGGAATACTCTAATAATAATCTTATTGTAAAAATGATACATCTTCTTTCAATTAAAAGGGATGGATTGATTTTGCTTGACGGGAGCTGGGGGGCAGGAAAAACTTACTTTATTAAAAACAGACTCCCTAATTACTATCACAAAAATGTTTTCTATTACATATCTTTGCTAGGCATGAAATCCTTATCTGATTTCAAAGCTAAAATTATTGATTGTTACTACCTCCAGGATATACAAACACTACAATCGGGGCTCGAAAGTCTCTCTGGGATCGGTAGTATTACCTCCGGTTCTCCTGCAAGCGCCAATGTTATTAACAATATGTTTAATTCAATTGGGGCAAGTGTTAGAGAAAATATTCTCTCCAAGTTAGAGGGTGTTTTCATTTTGGATGACATTGAGCGCATATCCGAGACATCATTAGCCAATGAAATATTAACATACTGCCACACTCTTTATATGGCCGGAACTAATTCGAATTTAGATTTCATTGTCGTTGGAAACTCATCATCCGAGTCTGGATTAAAAATCGAACACAAAGAAAAAATAATTGCAGAAACTCTTCATTATAACCCATATCCACAAGAAATATTGGAAATGGATATAATAAAAGAAAAAACCTCTACTTTCCCTCAACAAGACAAAGAACTATTTGAGGAGATAGTTATAAATAATAGCATAGTTAACATTCGAGTTTTAATACGTATATTAAATACTATTACACCAGTATATGAACATAAAGAATCGCATCCTGAATTGACTTGGAGCATACCATCTATAACACTCTTAAATTCAATGTGCTCATTCTTTATACTCCTTTTTTTATATAATCGCCCTCTCGAAGAACTTCTAGCAAAGCAAAACTCAATACTTTCGTCAAACACTGATAAATCTAACGAACGGGAGAGAAGACTATGGTCATCATTGAACAGTTACATAATAACAACTCAGCTAAAGAAATATTTTAGTGGTCATATCTCGTTACAGGATGTCTTGGAAATTCTATTCTATCAGGCGAAACCACTTACTTTGAGGGATATTGCAACCTCCACACGCCCAGAATTACATGAGATAAATGAAAAAGAATTCGCCAAAACCCTCACATCTTTAATTTGTCGCGATGTAGACTGTGATTTTTATGATTGGTTTAGAGCATTTCAGAATTACGAATATTTAACTAGGTATAAATACCTTGCCAAATCACCAGTTATAACTTTGAAATTTGCCACTTCAATTTTGAATAACTTTACTAACGATGAGATTTTAGAATGCTTTCAGCAATACAACCTTGATGAAAGAAGCAATTTAAATAGTGGATTTGAAGATAGCAGATTACTGTTCTCTTTTTCATTTGCTCGCTATCAAAAAATAATCAAAAAAGACAAACTCAACAATATTAAAAAGCAAATAGAATTTAATGGTTGGGCATCTTTTGATGTGGACTCATTAACAACCCTAGATCCATTCGGGAATTACAAGCCACTTGGGGTACTTGGTGCTCCGTTTATAGCCAGATGCATTCTGAAACATTGGAAAGTTAAAGACATAGAACACTTCCGTTCTTTCTTGCGGAGTAATTATCAAATCAGCAATATAAAACAGTTTGCTCTAAATGAAAAACATAAGCTAATTTACTTAAGTCAAATACTCGAAATATTTTGCATTTCAAACAAAGAGGGTTTTAAATTTGGAGCTATTTATGATCTTAATAATGTAGTGAAAAATGCCATTGCTATGTTATGAGATTGCTAGGCTGAAGAATAAACTTAATATGTGTTGTATTACTTGACTATTAACAAATCTGAAAACCGAGTTGTATAACGCGGCGAAAGCATATCACGCTTCATTTGCCACTGCTGCTGTATGCCCTGCCCGGCAAAGTATAGCGTGCCTTTCCCATCTTTCGCATTCAGGTGATCAAGCACCTCCATCAGCTTATCGCTTCCGGCCCGCGGCGCGTTCTCATCGAACAAGTTGAGCTGGGCGATTCCCCGGCTGAAAAAATCTCCTAGCATGATTCCAGCCTTTTGATAGCGGTGGCCGTCCTTCCAGATTTTGTCCAGGCACTTTACTGCAGCGTTAATGATGTCTCGGGAGTCCTGAGTGGGGGTAAGAAGCTTCATGGACGCACTGTTACCGTAATATGGCTCATTCAGGGCAAAGGGGGAGGTCTTCACGGACGCCGAGATAAAACGGCAATATTGGTGCTCACCCCGTAGTTTTTCAGCACCACGGGCCGCATAACTGCAGATAGCTTGGCGCATCTGTTCATACTCGGTGACGCGTTCACCGAATGACCGGCTGCAGACAATTTCCTGCTTTGCTGGTGCAAACTCTTCCAGATCGAGGCATGGCTCACCACGCAACTCCCTGACCGTTCGCTCAAGTACCACGTTAAAGTGTTTCCGGATAATCCAGGTGCTTTGTTCAGAGAGGTCCAGAGCCGTTTTGATGCCCATCGCGTTCAGCTTCTTACTGATGCGCCTGCCAACGCCCCATACATCCTCAACAGGCACGATAGCCAACAAGCGACGCTGGCGATCGATATTGGACAAATCAACAACTCCGCCCGTCTGTCTCTGCCATTTCTTGGCTGCGTGATTTGCCAGCTTAGCGAGGGTTTTTGTCTGGGCAATTCCAACCCCGACTGTAAGGTGTGTGCGCTTCAGGACTGTCGCGCGGATCTCTTTTCCAAACTCTGTCAGGTCCCGGCAGTTACGTACTCCTGTAAGATCGCAAAAGGCTTCATCAATACTATAAATTTCCACGCGAGGACTCATCTCCTCTAGCGTGGTCATGACACGGTTCGACATGTCAGCATAAAGCTCGTAGTTGCTACTGAAGCAAACAACGCCTGCGCGCCGGAAAAGATCCTTTTGCTTAAAGAATGGTTCTCCCATAGTGATTCCGACCGCTTTTGCTTCTGCGCTGCGTGCGATTACACAGCCATCATTATTTGAGAGAACGACAACTGGCCGCCCTCTCAGGTCCGGCCTGAATACAGTCTCGCATGATGCGTAGAACGAATTCACATCACAGAGTGCAAACATACTCAACTCGCAGATTTAACGATAAAAGTTACAACACCAAACACGTCGAGCGTGTCCTCGCTGCCGACGATGATCGGTGAGTAAGCGCTGTTCATCGGAATGAGCTGAACTGTCGGACGCAGTTGCAGTCGCTTAACAGTAAACTCCCCTTCCACTGCCGCGATTACGATATCCCCATGCTCAGCTGTGCGCGAACTATCGACAACCAGTAGGTCGCCGTCGCTGATCCCTGCCTCAATCATCGAGTCGCCTGCAGCCTTGACGAAATATGTCGAACTTGGGTGAGACACAAGTAACTCATTGAGATCGATACGCTGTTCAACGTAGTCAGCAGCGGGGCTCGGGAAACCACATTGTACTAAGTCGCTGAAAAGCGGAAGCGCGACAATTTCTCGCAGTTCTGCTGGCCTGATGAATTCCATTGCATGCACCTCAAATACTGTTTTTACATACAGTAGTTTTTGCGAGCGAACAGATCAAGCCGATACATTTTTATTTGATTGTTATTTCGCCGCTTCGTTTATAACATCGCGTCGCTGTAGGAAATTTTGATTTGTAAATTTTGAAGTTGTAAAGCAAAAATCCGGGTGCCTGCCGACATCAGCCAGGCCCCGTAAGAATTGAGGAAAAACCTTGAAAATACGCACCATTTCCGTGGTGGGTATTATCTTTATAGGCTCGATACAGGGGAATGTCACGGATATATTTGTGATTGATTTCTCAATACTTTAAGGCAAACCACGCCGTTAAGTTGCGCTTAAATAATTTTGTTTGCCCACTTAATGTATAGGACTTGTCCCCGCTAAACCTCCCATTAACCTTTCATTTAAAATGGTTATGCTTCCATGTAATTTCACTTAGGCACGGATAGCCCAGGGAGGGAAACCATGGAAGCCGATATGACGATGTGCGCTGCAGTTCTTCAGCTACTTTGTGATGGATTTGGAAAGGATGACCCGGTATCAAGACGTGATGCCTGCATGGCATTGTGTGGCTCGCTGGAGAGCTATGACAGGGTTATCGAAAGACTTGCTGCGCAGTTTCTGCTGGACATCGTTTACTTTCCAAATCGCTCTACCGGCAAAGAAATGCTTTTCCCCGTGCTCCATTACGGAACGGTTAAGCTAGTCAGGGCATCAAGTGTTGAAAATGTTTTAAGCTCTAATCTTTCTCCACTTCGTCGCCAGTAGTTGACTCCTGGTTGGATGTTTCGGCTTCCATCATTTCAGCAATTTCTTTCTGCCGTTGGTTCCAGATACTATCCTGCGGCATTTCAACACGCACACTGACAAACTGATCCGAAGGAATGTCTACCGGGTCCCCGTTAGCTACCGTCTCGATAAAATCACCGGCATCGTTTTTGTAGCCAATACGGTTACGGGCGAACTCCGGGGAATCTGGATGGGTCCGATGGTAGGTTTTTACGAGGACGGAGCCATCCAGGTTAACGTCATAATCAAGCCAGATAAGCGGCTGTTTGTTGCGGTCTGTGGGGATATCAAAACCGCCGTCCCATCCTCCCCAGGCTGCGTCCGAATTGAGCGCCTCACATCCTTCAATAAGGTATTGGCCAACATCCACACGACTGACGGTCACACCTTCCGATTCCTCGTTAGTTTCAAACGACCCATCGGCAAATAGTTTTACTATTGGTGAGGCGGCTTTTAAAGTGCCATCGCTGGCTCTGGTAGTGTTAATAGTACTATAAAATTCAGCCCAGTTATTCCAAGGGCCATTCCCTGTATAAGTGCCGTTTAAAGCACGAAGAAACAACCGATTAGAATATGTTGCATACATTTGCTGACATCCATAAGCGGAAGGTGTCACATAAAGTGAACCGGCTTGCTGTATAGGATAGTTATTTGTCAACAAGGCGTTAGCATTTAATTTCTGAGCATAAACAGCCGCACTACTTTCATATCCTAGCGTATTAAGGTCAACCAGTAAGCTATTTATATTTAGAGCCAACGCACTTACATCAGCGGCCGTTGGTTTATTTTTATCCGTATAAAAATATTGATAATCAAGCCTGTTTCCGTCATCCCAACGAAGCGCAATTCTTCCAGCATTACTTGCGGGGATTATCAAGTGCCGGGAATTTCTTACTCCACCGCCATCTTGCATTAACGTAATTGTATAAGCATATGGCCCCCCTGTTACAGCGTGAGTCCAAAAACCAGAGACTAACCCTGTAGGGATGCTGTCATAACTATTAGATGAAACTGCCGGAGTTCGTGGAGCAGTCCCTCCCAAGCCAAAATCACCAGCCTGGAGAGTTGTATTTAATATTGAAATCCATGATGGGCCAGTGTAAGTAGAACCATCAGGACGAGTTATTGTTACATTACCGTTTTCAGTTAATAACTTCTGCCAGTTATTTTCATTATTCAATGATAACCGTATGGCCTCGGCCACCTGATCAGCAAGCGCAGAAGCAACAAAGTTTTGAGCGCGGCGCGGAATTAATGTCCATGCGAGGCCGTTAGTCGTTGGGCCGCTAAATCTGCGTAACAGTGTTATGCTGGTATCGCTGTTTACCTTGTCTACTGGTAACGTATAAGGAACCGTCCCAACTTCCACATAGACAAAATCACCGGGTGTTACCTCAGTTAAAAACTTAGAACCAACGCCAGTTAACGCAGTTGAATTATTCACTAAATTAATAGTGCCGTTAGCCATTTTGTTACCCTCATAAAAAAAGCCCGAATTATTACGGGCTGAATATTCTTTTTTTGATTAACTGGCCGTAAACGAGCCAGTACCACGCATGATTTGCATTACTGGAGCAATAATTTGCTTCCTTGAAGCGTTTGTAAGGCCAGAGGAGTCACTGACTGTAATTGTCGCGGTTATAGTCCTTGCGGTTATACCTGACTTAGCAAACACGACAGGCACAGCAATAGCTGACGAAGTGCCAGATGCTGTCACGGACTGGTCTGGATATGTCTTTGTTTCACCGGCGATAGTTACAGAAACTTTCGCCACTGGTGTACTTGAACCACTAGCACCATGTAAAAATACTACCGCGCTAACAACGGCTGTCTTTGGTAAAGAAGTATCAGCACTATCTGTATAAGTAAGCGTGGTACTGACTGAACCACTCCCCATTTTGTCTTTATCTAACCCCAGAGCACCATTTACAATATCACCAACAAACGATTTAGCCTCAACTGTTCCGGTAAATTTCCCTCCTGTAGCATAAATTGTGCCTCTGAATGTTGCGTTATTAAACTCAGCCTCGCCATTCTTCCCGATATACCAACCACTGATTCCTTTTACATAGTTTACTGAATAAATTTCGTTGCCAATCTTGGCATTGGTAATAGTCCCGTTACCAATAAACGCCTCCTTCAGAACGGCCTGACCGTTCACAACAGCAAACACCAGTTCATAATTGCCTGGTGTGCTTCCGGTATAAATACCGAACGTATCAGCCGCAAAAATGACGGTCGATTTATATCCGCCTCCTGATTGTGGTTCAATGCCAAACGCCATGCCGCAGTTATACTTCACGCCGTTCTTGTCGATACCGAGATTGAGGGTGTAGTACGCCGCAGCCGTTCCGTCTGACTTTACGTATGAGTCGAATTTCTGGTTTACACCTGCAGTGAGTTCGCCAATCGAAGCGTTAACAGACGTTTCGAGTTTAGATACGGCCTGCTGCGCATCTGCTGCGGCCTGCCTGACCTCAAGAATATGCGCATCCTGTGTCTCGAACTGGGCCCGAACGCTGGTAGTCAGTTCAGCCATCGCTCTGTCCACTTCAGCAATGGTGGTGGTCACCACCAGAATTTCGGCCTTAACCTCGCCGTACTGCTCCCACTGACGGAACGATACCTTACCGATGGCCAACGAGTTATTCAGGCTTGCTTCGAGATTCGAATTGATGCCCTGGTTGAAATGATCCCACACGCCAGAGTTCTGGATTTCCTCATCGATATCACCAATCATATCTGCCGCATCCTGATTGGTGACTCCTTTCACCCATTCCGTCCACTCGCCCACGTTACCGATACGGTCAACCAGCCTCGCGCGGTACCACTGACTGACACCCGCTTTCATGGGCCCGTGCTGGTATGTTGACGAGGGATAGGCCAGCAGGGTGAGCTGCTGCGGATTCTGGAAGTCTGACGTGGTGGCCCGCTCAATCTCAGTATAAGCCGTGTCGCCTGAGCCTTCGGGGAACCCCCAGGCAAGGTCGATATTCCACACAACGTTATCAGTAGCGCGGAAGTTCGTCGGCGTGCCGGGTTTACCCTGCTTGCCGGAGAGGAAAGTATTGTCGGCGTAACCCCATGGTGATGACGTTTCCTGGGCGTTAAGCGCCCTCACTCTTACATCGTATGAGCCAGAGTAAATCCCCTCAACAGAGAAGCCCTGAGCGCTTGTAACAGGCACGTTAATCCAGTCGCCGTTGTCCTTACGCCACTGAGCAATATAACGGACTGCCCCCTCTACCCTGGTCCATGAAACATACATGGTAGCTACAGACAGCCCCTGGGCAACGTAATCCGTCTCCTCAACCACGATGTTTTCAGGGGCGTCGAGTACGTTAATCGGTGTGACCGTTATCGGTGGGCTTTCAATGCGTACGCCGTCATCAATGTAACGGTATTTCTCCGGGTCGTGCTGAATAGCCGAAATGGTGAAACCGCCCGTTTCATCGTCGTTAGCGGCAACAGACATCACCCGAAAATACTGGATAGCAACCTTGTCGCTGTCGATAGCCCATACAGCGCCGTAAACGGGTGTCTGACTGTATGCGGTTGTCAGGGTTACCGTATGCTCTTCGTTGTCCACTGCCTCAATGGTGCGCGACTGGGTGGTACCGTCAGGCATGTTCATAACCAGACGAACACCGGCCCCGTAATCAATCGCGCGATCAAGAGTGACCACGCGCCCGTTAATCGCCTTCATACGGCCACCGTTCTGAATGCCCGCACGAAACGGATCGGCAACGCCTATCACCTGCGACGGTAATGGTATGTAGCCGTCGAGGCCGACACCAAATGTCACCGAGCCGTCTTTGACGCTCGACAGCAACGCCCAGCGGCCGCGACGGTGTGCCTCACTCTGTTTCGTGCACCCTATAGCCGTAAGCGTGAGCTGGTTAATCTGGTAACGCTCAACCAGGGCTGAGTCATAGACCCCTTCCACCGTGTCGCTGTAATGGTTGACAGGGTCAGACCATGACACCAGGCATGAGGAATAACGTTTTTTGTAGCTGCCGCCAGCGTAAGAGAATTCGCCGTTAATAACGTTTGACGCGGTATAAACCCAGTCAACATCATCCTGCGGCACGTCAGCTTTAACAAAAAGCTGCTCGTTGCCCCAGAACGTGATCCCGCGAAATACCGCTGCCAGGTCGTTAAGTACCGTGTAGGCGTCCTGCTGGCTCTGAATAAACACATTGCAGGTGAAACGCGGTTCTGTGCCGCCCGCGCCGTCAGAAACCGATTCATCGCAATAACGTGCAATCTCGTAAAGCTCCCACTTATCAACCATGCTGGCATCAATGCGCGAACCCATACCGTAAATTTCATCAAGCAGGAGATCGTAAAAAATCCAGGCAGGATTATTGCTGTACGCCCATTTAAAACCGCCCGACCAGCTTCCCGAATACGTGCGGTAAACCGGATCATAATTATCGGGCACACGAATGACTTTCCCCTTGGGTTTACAGGTCACTTTCGGCGCGGAGCCGTTAAACTGGCTAGCGTTGACCTCGATATAGAGGAGTGCGGTGTTTGGATAGCGGAGCTTGCTGTCGATCACTTCAGCGAAAGAGAACACGCTGAAGGCATTCACCAGTTTTGAGTCTGTTGAATCCTCAGTGACGCGACGAACTCGAACAGACCAGCCGGTAGTTGATTTCGGAAAATTTATACGGTGATCGCGCTGATAATCTGAGGTGGTTTTTCCGTCGAACTTACCCCTGAAAACTTCCTGCCAGGTTCCACCATCGGTGGAAAGATCAATGGCATACTCGGTTACAGTGCCCACCATGTCACCGTTATCCTTGTAACGGAAATGCCTCGGCAGGCTCAATTTAATACGAACGGCATCAAGTGCCAGGTTAGTAAACTGTCGGGTCCACGCAACAGGCTCAGTGACAACCACGCCCACAGACATTTCGTTGTTCACTTCCGGCAAGCCTGAAATGTAATCCTGATCCTGTGTTCCGGTGCGAAATTCCCAGGTGACGCCATCAAAGTTATAACCGCCGCTCGCGTTCGCCAGCGGGGTATCGTTCAGGTAAATATCCTGCGCGGTTAAATCGCCCTGAATTTCCCCCTCAGAAAGGGCCACCAACATTTTTAACGTGGCTTCAGAGAGCAGGTCATCGGGCTTCTCAACAGGTGTGTGCGAGCTTCCACCGCCCCCCTTCCTTCCTGAATACGGGTTTTCCGTGAATGAATAGTTCATATTGCGCCCATAAAAAAGGCCACCCGAAGGTGGCCTGTCAGAAAAGGATAATTACTGCTGATCGCTGGAGAACATGCCTGCGCTGATAATCGCGCCGCCAATTTCCCGCTCACCGTAGAGCACCGGCACGGGATAGCCCATCGATATGGTATTCACCGGAGCACCAAAAGCATAATTAGGCTTGTTATCTGTGCTGGAGGACGCTCCTACGTTAAAATCAGGCTGCGGCGTCAGCATCTGCACTACCCCGCCCAGAACCATGCTGAGACCAATTGAGGTTAAGGCTGTGACAGCGGCACCAGTTGCCGTAGTTGCGCCCAGCGCAGCCCCCCACAGCGCCAGTGAGCCGCCAGCTGTAAAGAATGCTGCAGCAAGCGCAGCCGCGCCTATAACGACCTGAAGGAATCCACCCCGCTTTGCCCCTTCAATAACAGGCTCAATACTGAACACCTCCCCTCCGGCAGTCATATCAAACTCGTCAATACCGATATTGTTGCGACCGCTGAAAAATGCGAAGCGAATACCGTTCATATGCGCCTCGCTCATGTACTTCCTGAACCCCGGCACCTGCGAACACATCGCCCTGAGCATTTCGCGCAGGTCTGCCACATGAAACTGGTGAGTTTTACCGAACTTTTTCGCCATGCGGCCTTTAAGAATCAGCGTTTTTTTCAAGGTTTACTCCTTTGTGTCTTACCACGCGCACAGTCCGATCACGGTAATATTTGCCATAAGGCACGCGCGTTGATAGCTGTCCGAACATGTGATGAAGCATCTGGTTGTCGCCCAGATAAATCGCGGCGTGATTGGTTACAGGGGCGCTGACCTGCATCATGATCATGTCGCCAGGTTGTATCTGGCTTGATGGCACCTCGTAGAACCCTTCGCGCTCCCAGTTATCGTCGTAGCGGTTTTCTTTCGCATCAATCCACCACTCGTAATCGACAGAGTAATCCCCCAAAACCACGCCTTGTTCACGCTGGTAATACTCACGGATCAGCGACCAGCAATCAGCGTATCCGAGCAGCCACTGACGCCCGACATAATCGCGTTCGTCACGGGGTGAAATCGTGCAAAAATCACCGTCAGGCCATGACATGATCCCCCACTCAATTCCTGACCAGTCGCACTGGATGCGGTCGAACTCGGAGGGAACCAGCCTGGTCACATCCGGGTGAGAATGAATAACCATGATGATCTCGCCCAGCTTTTCAGCCGCACGTCGGTCATCGGGTGCCATCGTGAAGGTTTCAGTCGGGTCACTGGCCACGTTGCGACAGGCAACGTATTTCTGCCCCATACTCGTCTCAACGATCACGCCGCAGGCCTCTTTCGGGTACTCAGCCGCGACGTGTTTACGTATTGCGTCCATCAGGCGTTTACGCATGCTAATTCCCCTGTAAATTTGCCGCAGGAAAGCCACCGAAAGGAAGTGGGTTGTCCTGTCCAAAGCGATCCCTGCAATCCTGCATACGACCGCCGCACACATCCAGAGCAGGGTTATCAGTAGGCGAACCGTCTTTCTGAAAATATTTAGTGCCGTTGTAGTCGCAGCCGTTACCTGTGCGGTACCAGCCACGCAGACACCAGGTACACACGGGGAGAATTTGCCTTGCCGGCAATTGGAGGTTCTGAATATCGAAGGGTGAGCACAGTTCAAAATCGACCTGTACGCGCGATTCTGCGGTTCTGGCATTGATATAGAAAAGCTGCACACGTTCTTCGTTCGGGTTGGCATTCGGATTGCCATGCACCCAGTTAGCGGCATCCAGGTATTTTGCGAACGTGGTATGAATACGAACTTTAGCCTTAACCATGTCGTCATACTGCAAACAGAGTGCCGTCACATAGTTAGAGATATTTCCCACTGAAAGAGTCGGCGTCGGCTGTGGGCCCGAACCCGATAATTCCAGACCCGTCACTTCGTAGGGATGCGGATCGTATTCGTTACCCTGCCAGATGATTGATGGGAGATTGTCAGCAGCAAACGATGCCCAGCCTTCAGAGTGGATATTGTACGCGTGGAAGCGAAGCACTTTATCCATCCCGAAGGAGGTTCCATCGACCTCGATTAGCTGGATTTTTTCACCAGGCTCCAGCGCCTGGAAATCAGCATTTAGCCCCATAAATTTTACCCATAAAAAAACCCGCCGAAGCGGGTTTGTGTTTTGACCTGAATTATTACTGGCACTTGACCTGTTTCAAAGATTCAAGCTGATTGAGTCGCGCCTGTGCCTTTTTTCTGGCATCACTTTTAGCCATGCCGTTACCAATGCCAAAATCACCCAGCACGCCAAGAACTGTTCTGCCATCAAATTCACCTGTTGACTCGATTTCTTGCTGAATGCTGTGCGTTTTAGCAATTTCCTGTTTGATCGCCTGGCAGTCGAATGCAGAAGTCTCTTCCCCTGTGACCGCAGGAGCCTGAGGATATTGTTTAGTAGCACAGGCAGACAGGAACCCAACACTTAAAACCAGAAGCGCTAACTTTTTCATTAACAAATAACCCTAAATTAATTCACATATTTTTATTTTAAAGCGGCTCGCATGGTACCATTCACTTTTAAACTTGTCATAAACCAAACTCATAAATAATCAAAATCATGGTGCAAAGGCCTGTTTGAACGTGAATGCCATTGAGACAACTTTACCTGAGATAAACGTTGGTTTGATTGAGTCAGGTTTCACCCGGTAAAGTTTTTTCTCCCCCCACGGATTCGACCACCAGAAGGATTGATGAGCATGGGAATGAAGAAAAGCACGAATAGCCGCCACGTCATTCTTCTTTCCAGTCCAGGTTAGATCCCACGCTTCCGCCACGTTGTTGATACCATTAACCGCCACCTGTTCGTAACCGTCACCGAACTGTGCGGTGTAGAGGTTGATGGTATCGGTCGCGGTTGGTGAAACTTGCGTTGGCCAAGTAAAGGTATCTGTCATATTTCGCCTATAAAAAAACCCGCCTAAGCGGGTTAATGTTGCTTAAATGGAGGTATCTCATACCACTCTCGTAAAGAGTTATCCAAGAGAAGACATGTTTTAATGACGATAAGGGCATAACGTATAAGATTTTCGTCACGCTCTTTATCGATAGCAAAATATTTCCCGCCATGAAAAAGGTTATTACGAACGTTTTTTGCAGACCATAAGGCCTTTGAACCTATATTCGTAAGCTCATTTGGGAAATTGCTATTTTCCCATGAGTAACTAGACTTTTGTTTTTTGGGGGGAGTATTCGCTAAATATTGAATGCTCTCTTGTAAAATGGGAACATTTATAGAGAGTAACTCCACCCCAATTGACGAACATAGTTTTATCCAATCAGGATCGATCCAATCCCCCCTCTGAGACCTTTTGGAAAAATTGCCACATTTCATTGCATGCTCAAATCGTGAGAAAACTGAGAAAAACTCTATCACTAACTCTTTAGAGACATCACCTAAAATTTGTGGTGAGAGAGGATCTGCAAGTTGAGTCAAGTCATCTAAAAATAGTTGATTTGTATCTTCTGGTTCTTCCATATCGTCCTCATCATAATCGCAAAACACAACACCATTAACATAGCGAAATTGTAATGATAACAATCACATTTGCAACGTAATTTCGCCATTAATTCAAACGATAATCAACAAGGGGTCAAAACCCCTTTTACTTTTAAATCCTAGAACTCAGCTTTCATTTCACCAGGGAATTTTTTAGCTGAAGCATAATAGCTACCCAAAATATATGCCTTCAATTCCTGCTCATTATCAATCTTGCATGTTGAATCATAGCAGGCCCCACCAATAATACCGTACGTCGTAGCTTTTTTGTTAAGATCCGCTTTGATTTCTTCAATACTGTTCTTGTCCATTGCTACTACACAACCACTGACTATTGCCTGAGCCTTTCTGTCATTCATACCTAAAATGACAGTATTTGCCAACTTGCTATACCCATTATTTTTATATACTTCAGCTGCATTTTCGCGACATTCGGCATAGTGTGGATTAGTTTTAATTTGATTGTAATCAGGCACGCGCATCCCTGCACAACCTGAAACACCAAGAGCAATCAACAATACTGCAATTTTTTTTGTCATATCCATTAACACTCCATTTCCAAATTTAAAGATGCTTACATTGTTCTAAGAAAGCAAAAATAAGTAGATGAAACTCTTACCGACAAATAAAGCAGGAATAATACTATCAAAAATCTCATTGTTAACAAACATCTATACCTTGTCTGTAAGTTAACTTCGCTTATATAGCACTCCACCTTCAGCTAATTCCTTTCTTAGCCTAGTTGTCACCTCCTGTTGTACAACTGATTTCACCAGATTTCCGATGCTTTCAGCACCCTTACGGCTTGAATTATTTGCCCCCGTGCCACTTTCCTGAGTAACAGAGACAGGCGCATCAACATTAACCGTAAGCCCACCACCGGAAAGTCCATACATTGGCGCACGTCCAACTACTCTACCCTCTGCATAACCCTGCGCGTTATGCATAAGTGCATAAAGATTTTCAACACCGAGAGCGCTGGTGGCCTCTTTCGTAAATACGAACTCTCCTCCGTGAACGATCCCTTTAGGTTCATACTTACCACCCGCTCCGGTATAGCCTCCTGAGTCAAACTTAGGAACGGCACCGCCGCCTGAGAAGCCGAATATACCGGCGGCGCTTTTAGCCGTATTAACTAGGGCAATTTGGGTCAACATCTGGGTAATGCCTTTCAGGAAGGTGGTCAGATAGTCTTTGAAATTTGCCTTTCCGGTAGTGAAGAAATCAGCGAGGCTATTTGACATGCTGGCGAATGCCCCCTGGCTAACACTCGCAATATTATCGTAAACGTTGGTGGCTGAATCCTCATACTCAGCCCAGCCCTTTTTAGCCCCTGCAAGCCAGTCGCCGCGCAGTTCATCCTCCTTCGCATAGCGTTCTTCAAGCTTGTTGCTTGCTGCTGATTTATCCTCTTCAGAGGCTTTCATCAGTTTGAGCTGCTCACGCTCTTTTTGACGCTGCGCTTGTCGGTTGCTCATTCCCGCGGTGCTGTCCATCGCTGAAATGAGAGCGCTTTGTTGCTGAATGAATCTCAGGGAAGTTTCATGACCCTTCGCGATCTCCTTGATGTTTTGAATCCGCTTAGCCTCTGCACTTTCAGCCTCAAGTGCTGCGCGGATCTCACCACTTCTGGCGACAAGACTTTTTTGGTCTGCCGTTAAAATCCTTTTTTGCTTCAGGTCTGCAATTTGCTGGTTGAATTCCAGCAGACGCTTTTCTTCTGACGTCAGGCTGTTGGTTGTTTCATCCTGCGCTTTCAGTACAGCCAGGCGTTTCGATGATTCCTGAAGCATCTTTGTTGCAGAATCATCGGTGTAGGTTTTTTCCTTCTTCAGCCCCTTCTGCTTACTCTTCTCGTAACTCTCATTCTCACGACGAATAGCCTCGTCTTTCACCGCTTTTGAAGCGTAAGAATTACGGATTTCAGCTAGCCGTCTTTGATGCTGCTCTTCCTTGTTTTCGTACTGGGTCTTCCATTTTTGGTCGTCGTTGAAAATACGTTTTTGGTTTTCTTCTGCTTTTCTAGCTGAGTCTTCACGTGCCGCAGCAATATCCGCCTGAAATTTTTCCTCCTTCAGCTCATCCAGTGACTTTTCGGCCCCATAGTTGTTCATCCCTGACGGCGTAGGGATTTTTCTGCTGGCGCGTTTCTGTAGGTTTTCAATCTGGTCTTCGATTGTTTCAGGCCGCCCAATACCCAGCATGGCATCCCAGGCTTCAGCGGCTTTCTGCTTGATAGCCTGCCAGCCCCATTCCAGAAAACCCAGGTTGTTGGTGATATCAGTGGTACGATTTTGAATAGCGTCGGCATACGCTTCCATAGCGATTTTTGCCGCGCCGGTGGTATCACCAACCTGTGAAAGAGAGGTAATCTGCTCAAGCTGGCTGGCGGTCAGGAAGTGGAGCTGCTGATCCAGCTCCTTAGCCGCGCTGAGAGGTTCATTTTGCAGCCGCGCAAAATGCCCTACTGTCGCATCTACTGACTGACCCGTTACCTGTTCCAGCCGGATGGCAGATCGGGTAATCATCTCAAGCTGGTTACTCCCAAAGCTTCCTGTGCCGACAACTTTCGCTAGCGCCGCCGCTGTGTCCCCACGCGTTATCCCACTGCCTGAGATAGCTTTCGCCAGATTATTTAGTTGTCCGGTTGTACGGCCAGCATAATTCCCCGTCAGCGCGAGCTGTTTATTAAACTCGCTGCTTTCCTGCTGGCCTTTGTAGTAAGCGGTTCCAAGCGTTGCGACTGCACCCGCCAAAAGAGCAACTTGCGGTGTCAAAGCCCCGATATTGCCAAGAAAAGACGTTCCTGTACCTGCCACACCGCCCAGGTTGCTTCTGACGAGTGAAGCGGCCAGAGTGCGCAGGTTTTTACCCGCTGCAGCGGTCCTGGTATTAAAGCGTGCAGTACCCTCTTCTGCCTTTTTCAGCTTCTGAATATAAATTTCAGCAGCCGAACCTGCCCCCAGCTGTTCAGCCCTGTAGCGCAGCAGTTCTTCGCGGGAAAGACGCGTGGTTGCTACCTGATCTTTGAGTTTTTTGAGAAAAACTTCCCGCGCTGCAGCGGCACTTTCTTCCGCGCGTCGGCCTTCGATTTGTTTGGCGGTAATTGCTGACAGCAACGCCAGATAATCTTCCTGGATGAGATTACCGGACTTTTGCGCCGCATGGAGGCGGGAACGAATTTCCGCGATATTATACGTTTCTTTTGCGGCATTTTTTATGCTGTCGATTTGCTTATAAAACGCCGAGGCCAGTTCATCCTGAGCGGAGGCATTTTTCCTAGTTGCAGCCTCACTACTCGCCAGTCGCTTACGCAGTTCTTCAACCCTGCGGTGAGTTTCATCAACGCTCTGGCTCAGTTCGTCAGCAGAGCCAGCCCCGCCTTTCGCCGCGTGGCGGAATTTATCAAGCTCCTGCGCGCCTTTTTCCAGTCCGCTGGTATTAACACGCAGGGAGATCGTAGCAATATCAGACATGATACACCTTAAAAGAAAAACCCCGCTGAGCGGGGTTGGAGAGGCTAGTTATTTTTTGCTATGTGGCATGATGCAAATTTTGATGCCCTTAAAATATCAAGTGGCTCAGTTGTCGCGGGATTACGCCCCCTATCGGACAGGCCATAATCAGCAACAAACAACATTTGTTTGACGATATTCCATCTGAAATGACCATAAATACTATTGGATCTGATTAAATAAAAATTTGATGACATCTGTTCATTTGGCCCAACAATCGCGCCCCAACCTGGAACAAAGAAGAACGAGGGTTTCCTTGTTTTTCGCAAAATTTCCGTATCTGTAGACGCTAACCATATCCTGCTATCAAACTTGCTATCCGAATAGGTACGTGGACTTGGATTAATTGCCCATACCTCATCAATTTTATTACTGGTTCCTTCCGATTTCGCAACATGAACAGCCAGCCCACCTCCTAGAGAAATCCCCGTTACGACAACTTTTTCCTTACCTGTGTCATACGCCTTGAGCATCCGCTTCGTGTATTCCACCGCCTGGTCGTATTGCTTCTTGTAGGGCAGCGGATTTAAATTCGTCGCAACCCAGTCGCAAAGATCATCAGAACCTCTATAAGCAATGACAATCTCATCTCTTTCCTCAGAATTTCTGCCTTTCACCAGAAAGGTAGATGCAGAAAAACATTTTTTATCAATATTATGGTTATCAAGCACTCTCATTCTGGCTGGAGTAGCAAAGAAATGCTGTCCACTTTCACCATTGTTTTTTTGTAGTGTAAGGGCCGCAGCAACTGCATACAGATAACCATGAGTAGCGACGTTAATGGTTGTTTCATCAAATGGACCACTATTAGGAATTAAATATCGTTCGTTGCAAAATACCTTGCCTTTTTCTCCATACGGAGAGTCGCCTTTGCCAGTACAACCGACCATCGCAAAAGCGCACAACATCAGGACACTCTTGTTCATAAAAGCACCTTTTTTTGCTGTGTGTTTTTTCTAACTACATCTTTAAGATAGCTATGGTTTATCTCTTTTATGGAGAATTTTTAAGGCTATTCTTTCCATGATTCGGATATCATCAAATACGGTTGCCTCATCCACAATACCGTGAACGCGCATCATCCAAGGGAGCACGTTGTAATCAAGTCCAGTAGCACCACCAAAGCCAGTGCGCCATTGTGTAGATAGCGACTGAAACAAACGAAATGAGGGCCACACATCAGGCAGGACGTATACGATCACATCGTCATAATCGTCATCAGTCAGCCCGAACGTGGCCATGTCCTCCGCAGCGATTTCAGGCGTATAGAATGCAGAGGCAACCGTGATTAGTTTTTTTCCCGACGCCCCATCAGCTCGGAGTAATATTTTTCGGTGATCGCAGAAGCCGCCCCCAGATAATTATCGAGCAATACCGTCAGGTTTTCGCGGGAGTAGGATTCAGGCAGCGCCCAGCCCTCGATAATTTCCGACAGAAAATCAATGGCCGTTGCGCCTTCTCTCTTTTCCATCTCTTTGATCTGATCCGCTGACTTATGACGGAACGTAAAAGTCAGCACGCCAGGCTCTTCCCCGGCACGCGGGATCTCTACGTTGGCTTTAAAAGTCGGTTTTGGTTGCAGCTCAAATTTAGTTGCCATTGTTTTTTCCTTCTATAAATAAAAAAGCCCTCCGTAGAGGGCCGGAAATCAGGCTACCGTTTCGGTAACTTCACAGGTTGCGGTTTTGCCTCCATCTACCGTTGTGCAGGTGATAATCGTTGTACCGCCCACGCCAGCCATCGCCGTCACGAGCCCATCGGCGCTAACTTTGGCGACTTCTTCATTCGAACTGGACCAGGTGACCTGTTTATTTATGGCATCTGCCGGAGTGACTTCAGCGACCAGCTGAGCTGTTTCGCCAGCATCCAGATCCAGCTTAGTCTCGCTGAGAGTAACCCCCGTGACCTGTACTGCAGGGGTAGTCACGTTATCGGTTTTGTAGAACGTCATAGCCGGAGACTGAAGGTTGAGAACTGCGGTTACTGTTTCAACTGAGTTTACGGCTGTCTGCGGGATATCGTTGAAAGAAGCTGTCGCCGCCCAGTAGCGGTTTTCTTTCGCTTTTGGCACGTACATGTACGCCGCCACCGTTTCTTCATCCTCATCAAGCTGGCGCAGCAGCGGGTAAACCGGAAGCGATGAATCATGCGCAATGGTGTAGGTCTGCGAGCTGGCTGATTTGTAGGTGTTAAGGTTGCGCTGGCGGTCATCAGACAAAAACTGGATCTGTGTGGTGTTCTGCTCGCCACCCGCGTTCGCCACCTCGGTGATCTGAGGGATTTCGGTCCATTCGGTGACCTTACGCAGAGTACCGCTTCCACCACCAGCAGGAAATTTTCCGGTGTTGGTGGTGTTAATGTTGCGAAGGGTTACCGCCGAACCTGCAACGGCATCAACCAGCGCGACGACGTTATCAATTCCGGTCCAGTCACAATTGACGTGAACAACTTCGCCAGAAGCAAAGCCGCCCCCTGATTCAACCGTGACAACGGTATGTTCGGCATTAGTCGCCCCTGTAAATGGAACCGCAGGATCATAGCCCGACGCCAGATAGACGTGCGAGCCGTTAGGCAATGCAAAGCCCATAGAGATATCTCCACTGGAATAAAGTTAGGGTGTGCAGCAGAAATCAGACTGTGGTTTCTGCGCGGTAAGTCAGGCTGACCGGAACAGTCCAGTTCACGCCGTTATTGATGCCACGATGAATGGCGGGAATTGAAAAAACCCAGCAGGTAAAACCTTCGCCGACAAGGACAAGGTTTTGATGAAAAAGCGCGGTAATTTTTTGGGCCGTCTGCGCGGCAAGCGTTCGTCCCGTTGCTGTTCTGGCAATAACGTTAACCTGATACACGCCAGGATAAACCTGACAGCTTCCAGCCAGGTCTATACTGTATGGCGTGGCCGGCAGGTCATGAGACTGAAGATACACGCCCTTTTCAGGCGGCGTGAATTCAACGTTATCCCAGGAAACAGGAATACCATGCTCATCGGCCCATAACCCCAGGTGCTTATCCAGCAACGCAGCAATGTCAGGCTGTATATTCATTAGCTGACCTCCTTCACCGCCTCTTCAAAGAATCGCGCCGCTTCTGCGGCAGTGATGCGCACCATCCCGCCAGGAGCCTGAGAGGAATGCCCCATTTCAAGCGGATAAGCGTACGGGACGTTATTGCAAAAAAAGACCTCCTTCATACCCACGCGAAATTGTGACAGAACAAGATTTCCGGCACGCAGTGTTTCTCCACCACTTTTATCGATGCGTCCTGTCTCTTCCGTTGTCCGTTCATCGAAAGAAACCTGCCAGTTACCCCTAAACCGCCCGCCCGTATAACCCGCAGGTGACCTAATAGCCATGCTGTCATGAATCTTACGGCCTCGCTTCAGGCGACCGTTTCGGGTCAGGTTGTCAGGGTCATTACGCAGCTGATCGTTGTACTCGGTAACAGCGTTGTTGTACTGCACCGCCGTCTGGTTAACTTCCCACAGTTCGGGGTTACCAACAGGAGACATTTCGACGAGACGCGCAAGGATGCGTATACAGCCAGCCCTGACAACCTGCTCCTGATTGGACTTTGCTTTTGCCACGAATGCATCGATGGAGGCCATGAAATCATCGTTTCCAGCCATGCTATGCCCTCAGCTGTGACTTATAGCAAATCACCAGTGAAGCGGGCTTAACCGGATTAGGTTTGATAACCCTGTGTTGTTTGCCGTCTACGTGAACCAGATCGCCAATTTCGATAATTTTTTCTGACGTGAAAACAATTTTCACATCACCGCGCTGGATGTTGTTTCCGTCAATCTCGTCAGGGGCATATTCGGTTCTTACGCCCCATGCGGTAAACGTCACGTCTTCAGTCTGATGTTCAACGCCACCGATGACCGAAACAGTGCCTTTACGCGTTACCGGATATTCCGCGCCGTTCTGACGCAGCAGCCTGTCAGAGCGTTGCTGCATACGCTGATAATTAATCGGCATTATCCACGCTCCGAGAATGTGTTAATGGCAAACCCACGCCCGCCCATAAACGCCGCAAGAAGCGCGTCAACGGCTGGATAAGACGGAACGAAGGCCTCACCATCAGCCACGGCGTAAGTCATCGTCACAGCCCCTTCCACGCGCTCAGTTTTCACCGCTGCCTCACGTGTGGAACCGTGTAAATCACCGTCAACCGCTTCAACCGCCAGCATGCACTGGGCGGTAATAACCTGACGGGGGATCTGATCTGACGGGAAAGGATGACCGTCAAATTCGATATCGAGACGGGGCCAGCATAGCGGCTGTGACGGACTGGCGCGGATGCCGTACCAGCTCAGGCCTTCCAGATAATCCATTGCCTTGAGGAGTATCGCGAGAAGGTTTTTCGGCAGTTCCATATCACGCTCAGTGGCGTATTTCTTTAAATCGGCTTCACTGGCGTAGCTGTTGAAATCAGGAGAGGTGATATTGGTATCAATCATGTCTCACCAAAAATTTAAGGGGGGCAAGCCCCCTGTTGATTACACACCTGCAGGTGCAAAGGTGATTTTTTCCGACGTGACGCCCACGCCACCAACCGTGGCGGTCACGGTAAATTCACCAGCCTCTTCTGAGGTCAGTTTTACAGTTGAGCCACCAGCAGAACCCGTCGAAGTTGATTCCGAACTGAGCACCCCGCCAGACGTCGCCCACGAGATAGCCGCACCCGATACGGGAGCATCATCTTTGGTGACTTTGACGGAGAAGGTTACAGAGTCTGTACCGTCAGCGGTGACGGAAGTTTTATCCGCTGACAGGTTTACTTTACGGGCTGGCTTGCAGGTTCGGTGCCTGTGAGCTTAATCAGCACGCCTGCGGTAGATTTATTTGAAGTGAAATGTTTTTTCCAGTTCCCTTCTGTGCCGATTTTTTCCAGGCTCGGGTTTTTATCCCCTTTCGATTCATCCCAGCTGTAGCCGAGAAGTTCAACATTCACCGTACCTTCTGCGCGGAAGCCTACTGCAAGGTTTTCCTGATCGTTGATGTCGTAGGAACGGAACCCCGGAACCTGTGACTCGGTGACATACACCGCGCCCTGAACCAGACCCAGAATGGCATCAACATCCATTGAGTCAGTGACGAGAACCGGCTTACCCAGCGTGCCAGGCTGACCGCCGTACACAACCACACCCGCTTCTTCGTGGATTTTGTTGGCGATAGCCTCATCCACGATGTCGAAATAGGTAGCGGAGTGCATGACGAACAGCGCGACGCGGTTGAATTTGTCGCCGTACTTACGCAGCCCACGGGTAAGGGTACGCTTACCGTCGGTTTCGATATCGGCGGTGACCACCATGTCCGTGTTGGCACCAATAGCAGCAGTAAGCGCTTTCAGCCCGTATTTCACGTAGCCTTCAAGCGCAGCGTCTGCCACGTCAACGCCAACCACTTCAGAGAACTCGTCTACACTGCGACCGCGGCGTTTAAACGCTTCTTCAGTGGTGTGGTACGGGCCATATTTCCACGGCGCTTTTACCGATACTGCTTCGCCAGCACCGATTTTTTTGCCTTCTACCGTTTCGGTTGAGTTAACGTTGCGGGTTTCGATGCTGCCGCCGACTTTGTAGAACGCACGTTTACGGAAATCACCCTCGATCAGTTCGTTGTCCAGAACGATGGCACCGTTTGAGGCATCGTTAAATACCTGCAAATTATCCTGGCGACGCTCAAGGAAAGCGGTCTGCGCCAGGTCGTTATAAATAATCAGGTCAGAGTTTACAGTTGTGGTCATAGAGAAAATCCTTTATTTCGGGAGTTTGAGAAAAGCCTGCTGGCCATGCTTGCGGATATAGTCAGTTTTTTCCTGAGACGACATTTCTGAGCGTTTCAGGTTTCCACCACCTCCACCCTGTTTATGTCCACCGCCCCCTGTGCCTTCAGCAGCGGGAAAGAGGTGCGGCGCGGTATCTTTGAGTGACTCAGCCCATTCAATCGGGCTTAGCGGCGTTTTACCGTCCTTGCCGAGAATGGCATTGCCATCAGAATCAACGGCGACAGCTTCGCCCTCGTCGTTAACCTTAAATGTGCTACGGGCGCGGAGGATCAAATCATCTGACGCGGTAGGCAGCGCACCGGCCTTCAGCCCAGCTTCACGGATTGCATCAGCCAGAACGCGGTCGCGGAACTTGTTGGCAAAGCCTTCTGCTTTTTCCGCACGCTCTACGGCCGCTTTGATTTGCTTATCGCTGTCAGCGCGAAAACGCTCAGTGCGTTTTTCCAGAACCTGGTCAATTTTCCCTTCGGCGATCAGCTTCGCTTCTTCGTCGTCAGAAAAACGCTGGAGGATGGTTTTCACCGCATCCGGGTCAATACCGTCAAAGCGGGCCAGGCTATCTTTTTGTTCCCGGATAGTGCCGAGAAGCTCGTGGTTTTTGTTTTTTAATCCTGCTGTTTCCTGAGCAATACGCTCGTCGATCAGTTGCTGGATTTCTGGCGTGATCTCGACTTTGTAACCACCGCCACCATTGCCGCCACCGCCATTCTCAGGAGCGTAATATTTCAGAAGCATATTTCGGATTAACATAAATTCCCCTCGGGATTATTCAGGGCTTCGCCCAATAAAAAAGGCCGCATAAGCGACCTGATGATTTACAGCCCTGCGGCTTCGAAAGCCTTACTGTCATATTCGCGGAGCTGTTCAAGCGTGAGCCATTCCCCTTTGTCGGTGTAGAACTCATCAGGACGCATACCGCCGTCACGTATGAGCCTGGCGCGGGTTTCACCCAGCACCTGAACCTGTCGGGTAAATGACTGACTGAGTAACCAGTCGTTGTAGGTAATGCCGGCCGGTACTTGTCCGTCCATACTGGCGCGGGTTCCTGCGTCCATTTCATCGGCATCAATCCCAAGCTGGCGCCATGATTTCACCACCAGCGTTTCGGTTGAGCGGCAACAAAAATGAATCCGGCCTGGCCCCTGCAAATAAGGCACCTTGTGCCCTATCGGTTTATTTTCCAGCGTGTACTTTCTGCGGTCGCGGATCATGCAGAGGGGCGTGGTTTTATTATCGAGCGTTGAAAGCCACTGCTTACACTCGATAACGTCACTGTTCGCTTTTGCGAAGCTGTGTCGCGCCGTTGCTGCGAGATGGTTGACCGCTGATTTTACGATGCTGGTGGCGTTTGCCCTGCTCATCTGCAGCGCACCGTCTTTATAGCCCTTGTTAACGTGGCCTCTCACCCTTCGGGCGATGGCCTCAGTCGTTTCCCCCTGTAGATAACCATGACGAACAGCATTGACGATGCGGGTCATCCTGTCGGTTTCCAGACCCTCGGCCCACTCCGACAATAACCGCCCCTGAAAAGGCTGTGACATGGTGGCGGCATAAACCATATCAGCCGTGATGCCCTGCAGCGGGTAACGCTTCAGAACGATATCCGGCAAGAGGGAATTGAACAGGCTGATTTGATAGCCCGCCTCATAACCTGCCAGCGCATGCAGCTCACCCGACATTGCAGAAAACATGGAATCAATCGCCTGACGGTTGAGCGAACGAACATCCCCCAGAAGCGATTCAAGCCGCCTCACGGTGAAACTTTCAGGGGAAAGGTTTTCCAGCGCCACAATCAGTTTTGCACTGATATCTGCGTCACTGGCGTTGAGGATTTTCAGCATCCGGTTTGCTATTCCGGTGCCGAAGCGATTTATACCGATTGCGTGTGAAATGGCCTCATCACGAAGCTGCTCGTTTACGGTGGCCATATCACTTATCCAGCAATGTAGGGTTCGCGTTGCGCAGCGCGTCGATCACCTCGTCCACGCTGTCAGCCGGATCAATGATGTCCAGCTTTTGAAGCACGCGCACCAGGTCACTGTCACGGATAGCGCCTGACTGCCAGGCACTGACCAGAACGGCCACCATCCCGGAATCTGCCACCCTAACGATAAACTCCTGGTTGATGGTGTAATCCGCTTTTTCATCCGTCACGCCGAGATATTTCGCGCACCAAGCCAATGCCTTGCTGAAAGCCTCTGACACGTTCGATACGCAAATACTCAGGACTGATGTTGCGGCAGACTGTTCACCGCTAGCCTGTGTTGCCGTCTTTGTGGCGCTGTTTTGCTCGATGAGCCTTGCTCCAAGCTGGACCATGTAATCACGCTTACTGTCCATAGCCTCTTTTGCAAGCATGTTGGGTTGAGCCTGTGCATAACCAAAAACGCCGTTTTCGGGGAGCAAAAGAGGATTACGTGAACCGACCTTAACGCCTGACTTCTGTAAAAAGTCTCGCCAGTCTTTATCAAGCCCAGACATATACGGCTGAACCTGACCGCAGAACCAGACACTGTCTTCGTAATCTGCACTGTTCCGGTAGTGGCCCAGATTAATTTCTGCCAATGTGGCCAGCGGGGGATCGTCGATAGTCTCATCATTGTTTTGTGCACCGACAAACGTGAAAGGAATTTCATCCCAGAAATCCTTCCCTTTAGGCTTCGGGTTATACTCAGCATCAACCGTAAACACCCCGCCGCCATTTTCTGCTTTTGACCGCCAGACGCGACAAACAAAACGGCCTTTAATTAGAGCCAACTCCCGATACTGTGTAAGCTCCCTGAATCCGTAGCCGTCCTTCTCTTCTATCACCTCACGCAGCACCACCAGTACCAACTGGTTGCGCCCGTTAATGCGCTCAGTTCTCCAGTTGATAATGTTCTCCGGCGTGTATCGCAGAATGATGGCCTGATCGCTTTCTTTGGCGTAATCCACATAGAGACCGTGGCGGGCCGTTTCAAGAATGTCCTCCAGTACCAGTTGCGACAGCTGATAGATACTTACTCCGCCACCGTCCGAATTGGTTTTCAGGTATTCCAATTTTGCCGGAGCGGTCATCGTGGGATCTTTTCGGTAGGCCATGCCCAGCAGTCCGATTTTTGTATTGCCGGTAATGGGGTAAAAAACGGCCCTGTCACGGTAATCCTGATTTCGCTGTTTGGCTTTAGCTGAACGGTCGCCAGGATCAAGAAGGGGGAGATATTCCCCCCCTTTGCTTTTTATCGCTTCAGCACCTTTGCAGACATCGCGGATTTTTTTCCAAAGCGCACAGGCCGCTTTCTGCTCAGGCCTGACAAAAGTAATGTCGTTGTTTGCCATCAGAATGTGGTTTCCAGTTCAATTTCGTAAACTTTCTCTTTGATTGGGAACAGGTACGCGATTGGATAGCCGCCCCCGTCATTGGCATGGTCAAATCCACCTTTTTTATCCGGTTCGCCCTGGTCGTTATAAATCTGACGCTCAAGGCATTGCGTGAACTTTGGACAGGTGCGCGTGTTAACCAGTAATCGGCGTTCGCCATAGGTATTACACAGCATGGCGTTTACAGCGTTAACGCGGTCCTTCACCGCAGGGTTGGCGTTATTCACGCACACGTCAAAACCTGCCTTCTCAAGCAAAGCGATGTCTGAATTACTCGCATCGGAGGATTTTCGATTTTTCCCAGAGGCATCCGGATAAATTTTTATTTGATGGTTTTCACTGGAATATTTTTTCTGTATCGCCTCGATCATCGCTGGCGTGTCGAAAACATCCATGAATTCATCAACAGCACGCGGAAGACCGTCACGCATGATGTAAACCACCGCAGCCATATTTCCGACGTTGAAGTCCATCCCGATATGCAGAACGTCGCCACGCTTCGCTGTTTCGTCGGTGTGGTTATCGCGCCTGTCAAAGCAGTAATAAATAACGCCCTGATAGTTTTCAAAGGAGGCCAGATATTCCTGCCGGAAAGTGCGCGGATCCATTTTGCGCCTTGCGGCTTCCAGTTCTTCAGGCGGTACGTTTCCGCCGTCAACAGAAGTGTAAAGCCAGCTCTTATGGTCAGGCTCCCTTCCCTCCTGCCCTGCAAACCAGGTGTCGTAACAGTGGTTAAATCCTTTTGGCGTGCCGATACGGAGCGCGTGACCTCCGATGTATGTCACCCCATCGATGGTGTAACGACAGGTTGAGAGCATCGGGCGGAGAACTTCTTCCCATGCCTCATAAGGACAGTCGGCCCATTCATCAATCAGAACGAAGAAAAGACCAGAACCGCGCAGGTCATCATAGTTATTCAGGCCCACGCACCGGAGGATATGACCGCTAACCAGCGTGATTGATAGTTCAGTCTCGTTTGGCTTGGCCGCCCTCCAGTGTGGTGGGATGGATTGTTTAAGTCGCCGCCAGAAAACACGCTTTGCCTGTTTCTGCGTGGGTGCGCAGTACCAGATTTCATCCTCAATACTGACGTTCCACTTCATCGCGAGCCTTGCAGCTCTGCGCATCTCAGCTTTACCCAGGAACGTTTTACCGAAGCGACGGCCACAAACCGCGTCACGAAAACGCGCTGAACGTTGCCAGCCCCAGGCGAAGATATTTGCTTGTTTCGGTGTAAGTGTGACGGCCTGACTAGAGGATTGGATTGTCAGGTGTTGGCTCATCAGTATTTAACGGTTGAAGCTGGTAATCCTCTTCAGGAACTACCGGCACGGCGGGTTTATTCGCCTCCTTAATTTCAAGGATACGAATCAGGGCAGCGCGAGCGGCTTGCTTGCTTTCGGTAAGAACCTCCAGACCGTTTTTAGTCTGCTTCACGCCGAGGTAATACATCAGCTCATCGCCTTCAAGGTCGCGGGTATCGTTGATAATCATCTGACCCTTACCTTCTCCCTGACAACGAGGGCAATCTGGATTAGGGTCAGCATTATCAATGAAGCCTGTGCCTCCATCCTCTGGCGGAGTCTTACCGTTATCAGTGGCCTTACTCAGTGCGGCCTCATACTCGTTTTCGTCACGCCACTGATATTTATTTTCTTCCCCCCAGCAGAAACGACAGTTAACGCGTCTGTACTGAGAAACAAGATTCGGATCCGCACGGGTTATCGCCACCAGCTGATCCACGATTTCATCAAGGTCAGCTGTGTAACGCTGGCGCATCCTCTTCGCCAGTGCTTTGATGGCACGAGAAACCTTTATATTTCTGTATATCTGCGCAGCACCAAAATGCAGATTTTTTCCTTCGCATTTATAGCCAGCTTTTTTGTATGCCTCGACTCTGTTTTTTGTTTTTACATACCAGAAGACAAAAAGAGCCTGTTGGTCGGATAACCCGAAATCTCTGGGTTCAAAACCGAGATCATCCACATCTTCGAACTGATTATCCGCTTCCGCATCTGATACCCGTTCATCACTTAAACGCTGTGACTTTCCAGTTTCCAGCTTCGGTGTTTCCACTTTTTTTGTTTCCATTTTTTTAGTGGAAACTTTTTTTGTGGAAACCTTCTTCGTGGATTTTTTTTTCTCTCCTTTTATCCAGCCTTCTTCCCTGACCTTTTTGTTTATCGCTGTATGACTGATTTCGTACTTTCTTCCCAGCTCACGGGCCGATGTACCATCAGTTTCATACTCGCGTCTGATGGCCCCCCAGTCCGTTTCGTTCATCAGTCACCGCCCTGTTCTTTCTCCCGCCTAAGTAATTCGTGGTAAGCACGCGCATCACCGCTTTTCGCTTTCCGGTATAAGGCGGCTCTTATCTGTGCCTCTCCCTTTGCCCTGCCTTTGCGTATGGCCTCACGGAAACGAGAAATCTCGCTGCGCTGTTTCTTCAGCTCCGGAAGGTTGATATCCAGTACATCGGCAATTTGCTGTTCACTCATCCTGCACGCGGCTAGTGATTCAACTTCGGCATAAGGGATCATTTTCCACCCCCGATTTTTTCAGGAGCGGATTTTTTATGTTTCTCACGGAGGATTTTTACTGCGGCATTGTTCCAGCTCACCTGATGATGGATTCGCTTATGGGTTGAGCCCATCAGGGAAATCTTTACGCATGAGGGTGCGTGCATCACCGAGTAGAAACTTTTAACGTAAGTGCCAGAGGCAAGATAAAGCTCCGTCATACCTCCACCGCTTTTCTGCGTTTGCTGCTGCAGTAATTGCACAGCACCAATTGTCATAAACAATGCACCGCGGCGCCCGAGCGTTGCATAGGTGCTCACGTCCTCGTTGATTCTCCCCATGAAGGCAAATGGCCTGTCAGTGGAGCAAATAAAGCTGTTCATGGCCTTACGCTTCAGCCAGGCCGCATTGTTCGAATCTCCGAGGAAATCGCCACCTTGCGCCATAGCGATAGTGGTCGCGGGTATGCTGATGTAGTAATCCAACATTGCGCTAATAACATCGTCCAGGTTATCGATCAGCCTGTAGGTACGTTCCAGATTCTTATCAACTCGAAACTGGAATTCCTTGTAATCGTCATCGAACTGGATGAAGTATTTACAGCCCACTTTTTTCGCCAGTTCAAAACAGGCGTTACGGGCGTAAAAAATTGAGCGCCTGTCTCCGAAGTTATCCGCTTCATCGAACCGGCTGGCGATATCCTCTTTGGAGAAAACCAGTACTTTATCGCCGAATTTCTCCAGGTACTGATCACGGGTTTTATCTTCATCATCAATAACGATGAAAATTTTCCCCGTATAACCGGAGCGTTTAAGCAGGTTGTACGTGTAAACTTTTTCTGGCCGTCCGTTGGTCAGGATGAACGCACAGAAATCATCACGCATTTTCGCCCTCTTCGCTGTACACGATTTCGGCCATTTTTTTAGTCAGGTGAACGAAGCCGTTCTCTATCGCCTTTTCATAGTCGATGATCACCAGTGCAGACTCTTCAAACAAAGCCTGAACCTCTGCCCCCGCGCTGGCGTAATAATCTGCGATTTTGTTGAAGTTGAAGACCGTGTGACGCTCTGCAGCGCTCAACAGGAACTTCTCCACATCAGCAGGTAAGCCAGCCTTTTTAATCCGTGACTGTAACTCCTTTGTTTTCTCCTCGTCGTACAGCTCCCCGACCTCAGGAACGATGTCTGACGGCTTGTAAACAGGTGAGTCAATTTTGGTGGTGTACGGGTCGTCATCGCCCCCTGGCGGATCGATGACCACCAGCAGATCGTCAATCTCCTGTTGGGTGAAGCCCGTCAGGGAAAGATTAAAATCCGCATCCAGCAAATCAGTTACTTCAAGCTTCAGCAGATCACTATCCCAGCCAGCGTTTAGCGGCAGTCTGTTATCTGTCAGCCGGTAGGCTCGTTTCTGCTCGTCAGTCAGGCCCGTCAGCTTTATCGTCGGCACAGAGACAATGCCAATGGCCTCAGCAGCCATAACGCGACCATGACCAGCGATGATCTCGCCGTTTTCGTCAATCAATACGGGATTCGTCCAGCCAAATTCCTCGATGCTGGCAACCAGTTGCGCTACCTGCTCGCCGCTATGGGTTCGGGCATTTCGCGCATATGGCGTTAGTTCCTTTAACGGGCGATATACGATTTTCAGTTTATCGATCATACAGCTCCGTTCTCACAAGGTGAAAGCCGCTGGCGGTCGTGCGCAGGGTGCGCGGTAGGGAACCACCAGCCGCTCTATATCTTTACTGAAGAATATCTAAGTTCTTATCCATATTGCCGGGCAAGCATTACAGAAGTCACTAGCTTAGAGCTTGTATAACTCATTCTAATGCACTGAAAAAAATAACTAATTAAGCCTTCAATGGTGCAATAGGTTAGCTTTGCTATTGAAATGGTGACGGGATAATTGAGAATGTTGCCGGGGATTGCTATTGGAAAGAACAATCCCAAGCCAGAACGCAGTTGGCATATTTTGGCAAGCAAACTAAGAAATCAGCTTTAGTTAAACACGAATCTTTCTTCCATTATTGCAAGGCAATGCGTCATAAGGTTGAATGCGTTAGTGTTACCCGCCAAATATTCCGAATGATCGATAACAAGGCTCGTCCAGTTAGTTGAAACTGTTGAGTTTGATTTTAAAAGACCTTCACATGCCATCCACTCAAATGTACATTTACCAAAAGCCCTTTTCAGCTCTTCTATCTCATTGGGTACTGACACGTTCTTAAGTGATTCGGGCATCTGCGATAATATATACGAATACTCAGTTACCGCTTTCTTAAAATCCAACTTAACCCGTAACTCATCCTGCTTCCTCCACCGAAACATCGCCCAACCAGCAACACCAACCGCTGCTGCTGTGAATATTGCTGATATCGCAGCCCAAATTGTTGCCCAAGGCCAGTTAAAAACTGTATGCCACATAACAACCTCCTTGATTTAAGGAGGTAATTGTACCTTGGCAGAGGTAGAATTTTCAGCAGTTGTTGCGCTTATTTATCACATCACAAACCTCTGAAACCGTTTTTATCCAGCCACAGGTTCTTTCCACTGTCGTACAACCCATCAATATAAAAGGCACCAGTAAGGTTACCAGTGCCATCTTTGCGCTGCGCCGCGACTGTCTGTGCGTCCTGTGAGGACGCTTATTTACAGGGGATTTCAACACGGTTTAGCATCCAGCCAAAAATAAAGTCCTCGTTGGCTTCCCTGGCTTCAGCCAGCTCCAGATAACGGGCGCCCTGACTTGAATTAAGACCGCGAAGAACGACAGTCTCACCATCCTTTCCACGATGCCGCAGAAGAGCTTTTAACGCGGTGATGGTTCGTGGACCAATTCGCCCATCGAGATCAAGGTCTGGATAGAGTTTGCCGCGCAGGTTCAGAGCTGATAACCAGCGCTGGAAAAACATACTCGCGACTGACGGGCCCATATTCGCGCCGGTATCGCAAAGCTCGTCTGCGATTTTCGATGATAGTTCCGCAACCTGATCGAATCGCGGCCCATACCAGTAATCAGCCTCGTAAATAGCGCGAGCCTGTTTTTTCGTCAGGGAGCGGACGTCACTGTAGCCATGAGCCAGGGCGGTCTTTGCAGTGATCCCCCAATTAGTGGGACCGCCTTTATCAGAAGGATGGTTGACGTAACCCGCCTCACGGTCCAGCAGACCATTAATAATTTCATCTTTGTTCATCATTGATACCCTTCTTACTAGCAAACAAGGTTACAGCCGCATTAATCAGAGAACGACATCGGTCCACGCCAGCCCCCCCTACAGCAGCACCGATGACGAAGGACCAGTCCATATCTGAAACGCCCAACTGTTCAAAGAAACTAACCACGGCAAGGGCTACGAATCCGCAGATTAGCCCAGCAGTGAATGAGCGCCGCCAAGCCACCCCATCCCACAACGAGAAAAGCAGAGCAATAAAGAAAGCCGTTAGTGCTCCCTGTAATGCCAGCCTATTCTCATGAATGAAATGAAGTACCGGACCCCAGCCCCCAGGTGGGGTGTAGTTCTGCATGATTCCTCCCAAATTGCAGGCATAAAAAAACCGCCGTTAGGCGGTTGGAATAAAATGATTCACACTCAATATTTCATCAATCAAGAGATTGACTCAAATCTCACCATTTCCCTATCAATAATTTTCTTAATATCGCCAGTCAAAGCACGGTAAATTGGAGTGATTTCGTTTGTATATTGATGGTCGTTATATTGTTTATGTTTATTAACCAACTTAACGACATCATCTAATATACCGTAAACAACTGCACTTTCTTCATGTTCTGGTTTTAAAAGCAACTTAATTTTCCATGAATGAGCGCACATTTGTTGAAGATGATTAGTTCTCTCATCAACTAAGGACTTCATTTTTTCCTTGTCATGTGTTGCTTGGGCACGCTCTTGATGTATGGAATTAGTTGCGTTCATAACCCCCTGAAAACTTGCCAAATATAGTGAAGTGGAATCACGTAGATCATTCACCCAATCTTTTCTGTTTGCTGTTACTATTTGTGCTTTAAGTGTTGTATTTGCGAGCTCACTTTGCTGCGTCAACTGTTTTTCGAGAGAACTAGAATTATGTTTTAACGCAAAATATGCAACCAATGCCGGAATAGCCCCACCTATTAATGCGGCAATTATACTATCCGACACAACCGATTTATCTGCATTTTCTATAATAATTTTAGGGATTTGATCTAGTGCCAGCCTAGCATTATAGAAAACTTCCGCACTGCTCAATTGAAATGGTACACCCAGCCAAGCCATGTTGCCCCCTTTGTTAAAAGAGAATCATACCAGATCAACAAGGAAGCACACTACCCAACAAACCACCCCTGATTAGTTGGACGGCGTAATGTGCTTTCCTGAATTTTGGTTGTAAAAAAACCCGCTGGCTGCGGGTTTATGCAGTTTTGGCAACTTATCAAAATTGGCCTTAAATATGGCATAAAGTGTCGGGTTTTGCAACCCCTCGCCTAGTAGGCAACGTATCCACCCTACTTTGCGCGATACAAATGAAGTAGAATAAAGCATAGGTTAAAACCTCTCGACAGATGAAGGCAAACTTTCATATTTAAAACGTTGTAATAAGCATAAAAGGGGTCACAGAAAAATATGTCTCTGCCAGTCCTTTATAAATACACCAGTTTTGAAAACGGAATGAAATCCATTCAAAACCAAAAATTCAAATGGTCTTCAATAAAGAAATTCAATGATCCTTTTGAGTCAAGATTCTACACTCAAAACAATATAAATACAAAAGTAAGGCTAGCAGCCTTAACAGCATCTATTAAAGGTGGGTTTTATCTTCCTCCTGACGTAAAGAATTTATTTATCGAAGCGGAAAAGAAAAGCAAGCTTGAGTTCACAAAAATAACAGAATTATCAGATAAAATTAAAAGAAAAATAAATGAGCATAATAAACTCACTCCAAGCGCTTATGATGAATTAGAAAGAATAATATGGAATGAAACCAAATCATGTTCTCTTTTAAAACAAATATATGATAAGTCCATTGATTTTTCTAACATGGCTAGAGAAATGATTGAAAGAGAGTTTGGAATATTGTGCCTTAGCAAATCATTTAACAACCCATTAATGTGGGGGCATTACGCCTCAGATCACGAAGGTATAATGTTTGAGTTTGACTTCTCTAAAATACCTGAAAAATCAATGCTTTACACAAGCATAAAGAAAGTTCATTATCAGCGAGACTATCCTGAAATGGCTTTTTCAACCTTACTCGGTCTAAACAATGAACTTTTCCCCGAGCAAGGTGAAGAATTCATGAGAATTCTCTCATTCACTAAACACGATGCCTGGGAGTATGAACAAGAATACAGGTCTCTAGCAAGCAACAACGCACTTGATGAAAATAATCTTTCGCGTATTCCGAAGGAGTGTTTCAAATCGATAACCATTGGTTGCTCTGCTGATAGCGGCAATGTAGAACTGATAGCAGACTTAGCTAAAAAAGAGTTACCACTTACTAATGTTTATCAGAACCAGCTCGATCCAAAAAATTACAATTTAATCAGATCAAAGATAGATTGAATACAACGATGCAATAGCTCCATTGCTATTGCATCATTTTTCACTTATTCATTAAAATGATATTTAAGGCCTCACAGTCAAGCTCGCTCACTATTACCTTTAATCGCTCCCAGCCTTTAGAGTAAGTCTGGTACCAAGTATCCCTATGAACAGATAAAAACCCAGCAAGGGCATTTGCTGCGTACTCTTTATACAATTCATTCCTGTTTTTTGCGGCTAAATCTTGTACAGCCAGCCAAACGAGAGAAACCATATGACGCTTGACTCTATTTTGAAGCTTAACGCCATTAAGTTCTTTTTCGTATTTTCCCCAAATGTATTTACAAATTTCTATCTGATAGCAGTAGCGTAAATCATATCCGTAGCAGTAATTAATCCATGCTTGCTGCGGGGCATCTAGTCTTAGAACGGCTCTACGCCAAGCACACGATGAGAACGCCTGATCCTTTATCGGCGGCATAGGGCGACGACGGCTGCGCGTCTCCAGGACGTAGAGAGAGCTATTTTCAGCTTTAACGCGACGAACGCCGCCGCGACCGTTATCGAGTTCCACAACGTGTACTTGCTGGCGCGGGTTCCTGTTCTTATCAGCTGGTGGATGCTCTGCGAACGCCTCCAGTTGGCCTTTGGTGCCGCCTGAGTCATCGACCAGCGCAGTGCGTAGTTGAATGCGTACATATTCCAGTTGCTGCGCGTTCATCTTAACCCCTCATCTCGCCAGATTTTTTGTGTGCGGAGAATTCCTTCAGCGTGCATAAGCCGAAGTTCCTCGTAGGTGTATTCGTTGGTTTTTACGCGACCGTCGATCACGTCATGACAGGCATTGCAGGAAATAGCACCCTGTTCATCGTCAGGTTTGCATCCGGTACCACACGTACCCGCCAGCCGATAATGTGCCAGGCAGGAGGTTTCCGGATTGTGGTTGCAGATACCTGGGATGCGAATTGTGCACTCCCTTCCTTGAGCCGCTTTTCGCAAGTTCGGTTTTCTCTTCATGCAGCGAACTCCAGCAGCTGCATGGCTACGTTGTCGGCTTCCTGATAGTTGCGGAATTTTTTAAAAAGAATGGTGTTCCACAGGACGTTAAAAACTGCTTTGTAGACCTGGAAAAACTCGGCCTCCGTCATATTTGAAAACGAGATCGATTTTGCCTCTCGGCGAGTGGTGTTATCAGGGAGGATGAAGGTATCGAAGAAACCAGCCTCAACAACGGCCCACTTTCTGAAAGCTTCGAACGATTTGGTAATTGCCGCCTCTTTCGTTCGCCACTGCCCGTGGGTTTCGTTGTACACCTTCTCAGTTTCTAAAAGGAGATCGTCATTGCCGGCCATCGAGATCAGATAACGCACGTAACCGTGAAGGTATTCTTTTTCCGCAGGGGTAATCGCCCCTCCGGTGGGTGTCCAGTATTCGAACCCAAGATTAAGCAGCGCGAAGAAGCGCTTATGGAAGAGGTAGTTTCGGGCTTGCTTAACGTCGCAGTTAAGCCACACGCCGATTTTGATACGTTGCAAAAAATCGCTGGCCTCGGGCGTAGCCGTGGTCAGGGTGGTGGGTGAAGATTTAAAGAGTTGTATAATCTGTGCCATCGTTCTCTCCGGTGGCACAGTGTTTCAGCAGGGTTGTTCAGACCCGATAACTATTATAAATCATAAGTGTATCAGTCGTCATCTCCTTGACGCTCTTCGGGGGCTACAAGTTTTCGTGCCTCATCGATCAGCGCCAGGCTGGCAACAAATTCGTCAGGACGCATTACAAACCCATCTTTGAAGGAACCATCTCGATTTCTGCGAATAACCAGCGACCTGTCGCTGTCGTGTATACCCAATATAAGATGATCTGGAATGTACACCCGCTTCTCCTGTTCTCTCAGAGGTAGTCTCTTTGTCTTCCTCGCGCGTCCTGACTTGTGATTTTCTGTAAGCACTGACTAATAAGCCGGTTCTCTATACGGCTCTTAACTCACGAGATAAAAAATACTGTATACGCATACAGTAGTCATTTCCACCCATTTACACAGACTTTTGACCGGTGATAACTAATTCATTTAATTGATTAATTTACGACCACCATAATTGGAAAGTAACTAACATCTTTCAGAAATCTATATTATTCATAGCGTTACCATAACTTTGGGAGTCCCTACTTTTTTGGGTAGGTGATAAATAATCCAAACAATATTAATAGGCTGCTATGTATCTAAAGCGCGTGCAGTATGATTGAGGCTCAAAGAGGCAAATCAAGCTTCAACGGCATGATGGCAGGGTCTTAAGGTCATTAGTTGCTAAGGTGTATATTTATATACATTTGGTGGAAGTGCCCACAAAGCTTATCGCGATCTAATGAGGACGGCCTAGTGGGCGCTGATTTGTCACATCAACTGGACATTACTGGTATCAACGAAAATTCATTTGGGTTGATTTTTGGGTTCCCAATATTCGTCTTGTACATTAGCCCAGCAATCACCACCGCGATCTCTGTCTCGATAGGCATATGCTTTTGCTACACGTTTAGCTGAAGACGCAACGTAGGTCTTATTGCTCTTAGTAGCTAATTTAATTCTTGCTTCCGCTTTGCTTACAAGTTCTGGGCTAGGAGCTTCTTCATCAAAGTAACCACATAATAACCCTGCATAGACGTTTTCAAGTTTTGGTAATGGTTTTGAACTGGCGGGTTCCTTTGCAATCGCTGGTACTGAACAGATTGCTGCTAAAAAAATAGCTAATGCTTTAATTCTCACTTTGATCTCCATTCAAATCGAAATTTTTTACGAGTCCAACAATATAAATACATACTCAAATGCAACTTCAAGCTCATGAACATACTCAAGGTTCTAAGACAGTTTAGACTCTTACTAGCCTTTTCTTAAAGAATTTATTGACTAAAATATCGTTTTTGCCGAGGGGTAATAAATTACATCATTACGTTCGTTATATGATTTTACTTTGGGAAAAATTATCAGCGACAGCCACGATAGCTTGGCCAATCGAAATTTACCCACATCCCCCCCCCCATACGAAGACGATCAAGCGCCCTCTCCCCTATAGTCTGCGTTAACTCTACCTCCTTAAGATTGGTCAGCACCCCAACGGGTTTAAGCATTGCCGTTCGTCGATCAATGACCTGATGCAAAATGATCTTTTCGTATTGTGAGTACATCTGAACGCCAACTTCATCTAGAACAAGCAAATCGACGCGCGACATCTGCTCCATCAGCTCGGCCTCTGATTTTCCACTACTGAACCCCGCTTTGAACTCGATCATGAGGTCAGCAACGGTAATAATCAGAACGCTTTTGTGCTGAGCCAGGAGAGCATTTCCTATCGCTGCTGCAAGATGGTTTTTACCCGTCCCAGGGCTGCCACTGAAAACGAAACATGCGCAGCCAGATCCGAAATTATTCAGCCAGGATTTTGCCAAAGACAACGCTTTGCGCTGGCCATCATTCACTACCGAATAATTTTTCAACGTGCAATTTTGATAACGTTCACGAATGCCCGAGCGACCGAATGTCTTTTCTAACCTGGTACGGCTGTTCTCCTGGTTCAGCTTTTCTGAGTGCTTGCGCGCCTCTTCCTGTTGCCATGCCATAAGCTCCTCAGCACTGGAGAACTTGGGCTGTACTCCGGCAGGGACAATTTTCTGAAGCCGTTTTAACACGTCAGCCATATCGCGCATGTTCACCCCGTGAAGCCGTCAGGAATTGAGCTATCTGGTTTTGAAACGCTGGTAATGTCAGGTCGGCTCGTCTGAGCCATGTTGAAATTGCTTGGCGGGTATAACCCCTGATACTCCCGAGCGATGCTGTGACGAATGACCACTTCAGGCGGAATGCCCTGGCTTCGATATCTCTCCAGCTCCCTGATCGAGCCTTTAGCACCCTGAGGAGTTTTTATCGGCTTACGTAATGCCTTGCGATACTCCACCCACTCAACCCATAACGCGCAGGAGAGCCAATCAGGAAGTTCAACCGCGAGAGGATCGAATTTAGTTTTCGCCAAATTCCCCTTGGGGGGATTAAGGGGGGTTTTAGGTTCTTTGACTGGATCTAATAACTGACTGATTCTGGGTGAATCTCCTGCACCCTCCCCCCCTGCACCATTTGCACCAGGGGGTGCAGCTCCTTCACCCTCCCACCCTGCACCATTTTCACCATAGGGTGCAGCTCCTGCACCCTGCTTTTGAGCCTGTTTCTGATAGGGTGCAGGATTTTCACCCTCATTGTTAAAGGTCAGGTGATAGATATTGGATCGATTAACGCCGCTTGAATCTCTTCGCTCTTCAACACGAACAAATCCATCCTTCACGAGTTGCCGGATATGTGTCTGAACTGAGCGAGAAGATATCTCGCATTCATACGCTATCGTTGCCACTGCCGGCCAACATTCCCCCGTATCACTGGCGTTATCTGCGAGCTTAATCAGCACCAGCTTACGGAGCGGATTTCCAACCCTTGCTTTCATGGCCTGAACCATCAAGGACATACTCATACTGCTACTCCTGCGAAATCATTACGGGTGATCCCGCCACTCAAACTGACATCAGTAATTCTGCTATTGGAATCAACGCCTGAAGCTCGTCGATAAGCCTGTTCAGCTTCACTGTTGCTGTGGGGCATCTGACCGCAACAGCCGACATAGCCGCACCGAACGACTCCATGACTTTCGCTTTAGCCAGTTCAGGCGAATGAGGTTCTTCCAGCTCTATGCGCTTGCGTGTTGGCATGGCTCGCAAAGCGACGTCTGATAGCTCTGCTGCCATCTTGACGTAACGAGGCCCACCTAAGCTGAAGATGCGCTTTACGCGTTGTTTAGCGTTGCGTATGCCCTGCTCGTCCGTAGCTGGTGGTATTAGTTTTCCGCCCCCCCTGCGTTGATATTCATCAGCGAAGCGAACGCCTACTGTTTTCCAGCCAGCCTCATGCGCCCATGACTCAACGCCAGCGGATATTTGTTCAACCGTCGGAGTGATTTTCATGCTTCAGTTTTCCGTTTCGCTTTGCTTTAGCATGAGCATCATAAATAGCTGGGTCATACTGTAATTCCCCGCCCGATGCCGTTTGTAATCGCGTTGCTCGTCCTTCTGGAACCAGATCCCCCCATTTGTACAGAGAGGAGATTCTTACTCCAGCAGCACGAGCCAGATTTGTTTTTGTTCCAAAAAAATGGAGCGCATCTTTCGTATACATTAATCATTCCAAAATGTTAGCCATAGCTAACAAGATAGAAGTTAACAAAAACGTAGTCAATAAGATTTAGCATTAGCTAACTATGGATATGACAAACCTTACGATTGGCGAGCGGATCAGAGCGCGTCGCAAAGAACTAAAATTTACTCAGCGCACTCTAGCTAAAGCGTTGAAAATTTCGCATGTCTCCGTTTCACAATGGGAAAGGGATGATAGCGAACCGACAGGTAAAAACCTCTTTGCACTAACTAAGGTTCTCCAATGCACACCTACATGGATTCTCTTCGGCGATGACAGCCGGACTCCTGAGCCTCCAGTTCTCACCGATGCCCCTCTCGATGAACGTCAAACTGAGTTATTAGATCTCTTCAATGCCCTGCCTGAGTCTGAGCAAGAAGCTCTTTTGGGTGAAATGAGAGGCAGGGTTGAGAACTTCAATAAACTCTTCGAAGAAATGCTTATAGCCCGACGCCGCACTCAAAAAAAATAAAGCATTAAAAAACAAACAGATATCTTCTCACGCCCAAAATGTTAGCTATAGCGAACACTTTTCTCTTGATCTAATTGTTAGCCATGGCTAACCTTTCCACATCGAAACACGCACAGTGTTATCAGCAAAACGTTCAGCCAGCCTGGCTAAAGGGCAAAACAAACGGAGATTGGAAATGAGCAAACAAAACGCAGTCGACTTGGCACGTACAGCCCGCAGTGAAGCAGAAAGCATCACCAAAGGTGACAAGCGCACTATCACCGCAATCATCAACAACTGGAATGAGTGCGTAAAACAAGCTGGCTTCTGGTGTATTTACGATTTTCCAACTACGGGCTACACCCGTAAATCTCAGCTAGTGGCCGACCTGCTCCGCTGCGCTGATCAGCTTGATGAATACGTTGAACCAAACCCGCATGCAGCTCAGACCGTTGAACAGCAAACACGCGAGTTGAATGCAGCTCTTACCCGCGTTCTGGATGTTGAAGAGGCCCACGCTGAAGCTCTGGACATTAACGCATGGATTGATGACCTGACACAGAACGGAGTGGACAGCAAACGCCTGGATGTTTTCTGTATTCAAGTTCGTGAGGAAGACCACGCCGAAGCTCTGGAATTGAACGCCAATTACGACGAAGCGGTAAAGGTGGTGCTGGCAGATAACCCACCGTTAACACAGGATGATTTCAACGCTCACGTTTATGGAATCCGTGCCGAACTGGTTAGAAGAGCACACGCCGAAGCCCTCGTTATGGATTCTGCCAAAGAACTTGCGGGAGTGGTAGTTGAAGCAGGTTGGGATGTAGTGAAGCGCGAGTTTCATTTCCATGCAAAATCAGTTCAGAGCGAGATTGTTGAGTTAGCGCACAGTGCAGCGCTGGAAATGAACGTTGGGATCGAACTTGCGCTACACATCATCACCAAGCTGGCTAAGCCTGGCGAGGTAGTTGAAGCCGGTGATACTGCCGGGGGATGCCTATACCGTGATGGTTTTAATGATATCAACTACCTGGTATCTGTGGCGTTAAGAATGTACAGAGAGCGGGAGGAATTACACGCTGAAGCACTGCAATGGAACGCCTTTATTGATTACTGCTGGCCTCTTGATGTTGAAGACGTCCTGGTAGGTATCGAGATTTCCGCTCATGAAGACAACAGCCGCTTTGACTGGCTGGCCAATCGCTGGAGTCTGTTTTGGGCTGGTTGTGACTACCTCACCCGCCGCACGATGATCGAAGAGGCTCACGCTGAAGCCCTGCGCATTGATGCTGAACAACATGCAGCTCCCGTCACCTGCTCCATCTTCCAGCGTAATGACGGCGTACAGCTGGCTCTGGATAGCTCATGCGATGTTCGGTTTATCCGTACCAGCAAAAACGGGGAATGGTTTAAGGCAGGTTTCCGCAACACCGATATGGAAGGTTACCAGCCTGTCGAGAGCGATGTTTTGTTTACCTCCATGCCTTCACGCACTCTTTCATATTCAGACGGTGTGATGGTTGTCTCTGAGGCCTGAGCCTTGAGCAAAAACGAATTAACCGATTTATTTATTGCCCTGACAGGCCAAGACAGGGCAACAGCAAAAAGATATCTCGAAGAAAATTACTGGTCTTTATCAACCGCAATCACTTTTTTTAAGGTTGATAGAAATGAAGGAAGAATTTAATGACTGGACAGCACTACGGCACCCAAGAAGTAATTCGTTCATGTATTCGCCCTGGGATGTTAATCAGGCATGAAGGGCTAACCTGGACAGCAGGAGCTAACACCCGCGGCAAACTCGTTATTTCAACTTTACGCGGGAGTAAGTGTTTAAAAGATTGCTTCGTAGATGTTCTGTTGGATGCCAGGGGCGAACCTCTAGGCAATTACCCAAAGGATATTCAATGGACTGGCAAATTATAAAATTGTTTTTAAAGGCTTATGCACCCTTAGCTGTCGTCTTTTATCTAATTGTTATTTTTGGCTTCAGGTTATTCACAGAAGATAAAGACGACGACATTTAGTTAAACAGAATCATTACGTATGCCATGAATTATGGCAGGGATTCCCACACACTTTTTTGGAGTTAAATATGAACCACGAATTTACCGTAGCATTCAATACTGAGCTGTTAGTTTCCACCGATGATTGTAAAGTGCTGTCTTTAACCTGCGGCGAAGAACAGCTGGGTTATATCGCGTTCAATACCCTCAACCGTGATTCTGACAAGCGCACCTTCGTTACTCCCTTCACGGCTGAGGGCGAGCTGGAAGAAGCGTGCTGTGCGAGCTGCGCGGCGAAAGCTCTTTTCAATAACCGCACAGGTTTCAAGCTCAAACTCATATCTATCGCTGAAACTGAAAATGTTAAACCTTCTATTACTCAGCTTCTGCCCCTGTTACTGCTCGCGGATATCGCCAAACGAGCTAAATCACTCTGATTTATTCAGCCCCGTTAAGTCGGGGCATTTATCCGAGTGACCATTAGTTAGTGGTCAGCCTGATAAATAGAGGTATGCAGATGGATATTACTCTGGCGTTTAAGAAATTAGCCCTCGTTAACGGCGAGGAAGTAGTTATCAGCATTGCCCCCAGCGCAATGAAAAAGATGGTCATGGATTTAGTGGCGAATGGTTATTTATCCACTGAGGATTTAATCATTTTTGCAATCGGTCAGGTGAAACTCTGCGACCGCAAAAATCTTGAGCATGTTTTGCCCGACAACGTCTTAAAGAAATTAACTGAAGCTTTTGAATCCGTAAAAGAAGGAGATAACAATGACTGACCAGAAAATTTTCATCGCAGGGTATTTCCCCGATGAAGAATCAGAAAAGGCAGGTATTAAGCGTGTCGCTACCGCCTTCAATGCAAAGGATATTGAACGCGCTAAAGCGAAAGCGAACTTTATCTTCCTGGAAGAGTATGAACATGCTCAGGATGCAGCATTTAAAATCCTTGTATGTGAAGACACTCCAGATGTTGCTGGTCGCCCTTCTCGCGGAACATGGAACGAAGAATTCCTTTACGAATATGACTGGCCTGAAGACGTCGGCCACCCTGTGAAACGACAGGCTGAAAAGGTCAATTTCGACAAGCTCTCCACCGTTACCAAAATTGCCGTTCTGGTGAAGTACGACTCTACCGAGATCACTAAAGCGGATCTCCCTGCCGCGCTGGAACTTACCCAGGACGAGGCGAACACTTTCGAAGGTCATGTTGTTGAGGCTATCAGCAAGATGCCGGAAATCGCCAATATGTACCCCGAGCGCATTCAGCACGTCATCGGCTGGGTCGGTGCCAAGTGCGATCACTCTGCGAAATGGCCTGAGATCCAGAAAGAAATTGCAGCCTGGCAAAAAAGGCAGGATGGAGAGCGCAAACAAACCTGTTCGTCAAAATCGGTGGTGGATATCGCTCGCGAGAAAGCCGCGGCTGAAAAAATCCGTGTGAAAAATCCGGCTCCTGTTCACCTTCAGGATGAAGAGTCCTTAAAGCGGAATATTGCCCTGGGCCTGGTTGCTAAGGCGATGGATTTCGACATCCTCAATCCTCCGGCTAGCATCGTTAATCTTGCCCGCGACATCATCAAGCTGAAAGAGAAACCCTTCCCTGCATGGTTTGCAGCAATGAGCGCTACGTTCGGCATATACGAATACTCCACCGTCCAGATCATCTACAGCGTGAAAATCTCGCCTGAAGATATCGACAAGACTGCCGGCTCTATTCAGGCACACATTAACCGCACGTTTACCGAAACTGACCACGCCAACCCGTCCGCTGAAATGCTGGCCATCGCCTGTGGCACAACGAAAACTGAAGAGGGAAAAAACAATGAGACCGAACAGAACCAAACGGGCACAGCTGGCCCACTGGACTATGCAGCGTCAACGGCTGGCGCAGTGGAACCGGAACACGATGCAGACGGGCCAGCAGCGGGGCCGCTGGAAACTGCGCCACAGGTAGAGCGTACGGGCCCGTTCTATTACCTCTTTACTGATGGTGTGAAAGTAGGACGCGCTAACAAGCTTCCAGGCCTCGAAAAAGCGCTGGCTGATGGTGGAAAGGAAATTAGCCAGGACGAGTATTTAGCGCGTAAGAATGGCACATACGAAGCCCCTGCCGCCCCTGCTGATAACTCAGGAGCAGGTAATGAACCTGAAATTACCAATCACGGCGCGGGTCGATTCTCAATTGATGGGCTCATGTCTGAACAGCAGCCTTCAGGAACCTCTCAGGAAAATCTCCCAGAGACTCCTGTATCAGAGACAGCTGGATCTAAAGCACCAGCAGCACCAGTGGAAAGGAACGAAAAGCCCGAATTCACCCTTCGTGCCGACGAGCTGGAGAAAGAGCTGGGTGATAGTGACAATATCTCTCTCTGGAAAGGAGTGATGCGCACTAACCCACGTTACACCAAAGATATGGGTGATCTTGGCTTCGGTGGTACAGCGATTAACGCTGAGTACATGATCATGAGGGCTACTGAGAAATTCGGCCCTGTTGGGATCGGCTGGGGTTGGCAAATTCTTGAAGACAAGATGATCGAAGGCGCTCCGCTCACAGAAAAAATCTATGAGGGAACAAAATTCGTCGGTAAGCGCATCCTGCGTGATGCAGATGGCTCCTTGATGTTCGAACTGAATCACTACATCAGAATTGGTCTTTGGTACTTCAAAGACGGTAAAAAAGGGATTGTAGAAAACTTTGGCTCCACACCCTATCGCCAGACAACAAAGAACGGGATCTTTTGCGATAGCGAAGTTCATAAAAAATCGCTCACTGATGCCATCAAAAAATGTCTCTCCGGTTTAGGTTTCTGTGCTGACGTATGGCTCGGGCTTTATGACGATGCGGCCTATAAAGCGGAAAGTGTCATTGAGTTTGGCCTTAAAGACGCGACCGAGAAAGCGGAGGACTCAACCCGCATCCGTGAAGAACTGGACGAACGCTTCAAACAAAATGTCGAAACTATGCGTAACGCTGTTTCACAAAATGAAGTATCAAAAATTGCGAGCAGTCTGACGCGAGCTGTCAGCATTCACTTAAAAGCCGCCAAAGATATTAACGATAAAGAATACGTCAAATATCTGGAGGGCCGTTTACGCCGCCTTGAAGATATTAAAGGCGAGTGTCTTTCTAAGCTGGAGGAAAAAGCATGAGCAACCGCACCATTGATTTAGCTAACGAAATTAGCAAAGTTCTTGCTCTCGGCGAAAGCGGCGATATTGATGCGCAGACCCTTGCTGATACCCTTGAAGGTATCGAAGGCATGATTGAAGACAAATTCGATGCCACGATGTCAGTTATTAAAGATTTTGAAGCTAAACAGGAAGCCTGTAAGAAGGAAGCAACCCGTTTAACCGAAAGAGCAAAACACTGGCAGCGTCAGGCCGGAAGTCTTCGCCAGTATTTACTTGAATGCTTACAAGCCTCTGGACGTAAGCAATTTAAATCTACGCTTCACACCTATTCAGTCAAGAAAGGCTCAGTATCTTTAAAAATTGTCGATGAAGATGCAATCCCTGATGAATTCGTTGAATCGCGCACACAAGTAATTAATGAAATTCAGAAGGATAAAATTAAACAAATCCTGACAGACGCGCTAAAAGCTATTGAAGATTTACGCGAGAAAGGTGAACAGGTGCCGGAGGAACTTTTAAACAAAGTACCTGGTGCCCTGGTTGAGCGTGGACCTGAAACTCTTTCGGTTCGATGAAACAAAGGGCCGCTATGCGGCCTGTTTCGGGGGCTTATATGTTCGTATTCAGAAACGAAATCATCGAAGAGAAAAATGACGATTTACGATATCCACGCACGCAGTCTTTGAATTCTGCACCTGACTATACAAAGAAAATAGTCGCTGAGTTATCTAATCGTCGAAACCTGAGAAAGAAAAATGTTCAAGATAATTCGCGGTAAATCTGTTTTTAAGGTTCGCCCTCTCCTGTTTAGTAACAGTTTTAAATGGGCTGACGTAAAAGTTATTGATTCACAACAAGGCAAATATTACGGGCGCGAGACAGGGAAACATTATGGGTGATATGGGTGATTATTTCCGCGACATCGCCCCCTATCTCAAAGAAGGCAGAAAAAAAGCCCGTAATGGAGCGCATCAAAGAATTAAGGATTTCTTCGTGCGTAATGGCGTTGTTTTTGAAGAGGGCAATAACACCCTGCTCTTCAGAACTCCGGCAGGAACAGTCTGCTATTACACGCCAAGCCAGAAGATGCAGCATAAAAATCAGTGGACACAGTGCAGCCCTACCAGATGCATGAATCACGTGAAAAAGCTTAGAGGTAATTAAGATGGCTAACTCATTCAAGCAAATGTTTAAAGACGGCGTAATAAAGCGTCCAGATGGTCGAATGTTAATTCGTCTGGATGACATTCATATCATCGAGGGATTTAACCCACGTGATTACAACTCGGAAAAGTGCAAAGAAGCTGATGAAAGTCTTTTCCAGCATCTGATGGCTGGCGGCTCTGTTCCCCCACTTGAAGTTAAGGCGCTCGATAGCGGAGGCGTCTGGATTGTTGAGGGTCATCGACGTTACCGCATGTTTCTGCGTTGCCGTGAAGCAGGACAGCCTGTTGAGTGGATTAGCATCGTGCAGTTCAAGGGCAGCGATATCGATGCCCAGGCGCATGTGATCAAATCCTGCAACCAGCTTGCTCTTAGTCCTATGGAGAAAGCGCGAAACATAAAACGTATGGAGGCCTTCAACCTCACCGCCAGCGAGATTGCTGTTTACGTTGGCCTTTCAGTTCCGACTGTCGAAAAACTAATGGCCCTGAATGATGCTGACCATGCAGTTCAAAAGAGCGTAGAGAATAACGAAGTATCACTCGAAGTTGCGCTGAGCCGAGTTGACGAGTTTGGAAGTCGCGCCGCAGAAGTTCTGGAAAATGATAAAGCGGTGGCCGCGGCTGCCGGCAAGAAGAAAGTCACCCGCAGCGTTATAGCCCCTGAAATCAGCGTGAAGAAAGCCCGTCGTCTGGTAGAGCTGATCACCCTTGCAGGAATCAACGAGAGCGGTGCCATTACCCTTTCTGGCGAGTTATTGAATGAGGTCGTGGAAATCATTAACGAACAGCGCGATATCGAAGCACAGCGCAGCAGGGGCGCAGTATGAACAAGGTAGAGAAAGAACGTTTAGTTAATTATCGTCGCTGGCTCTATCAGGCAGAACTGAGCGAAACAAAGCTGATCGCTTATAACTGCCCTAAATGCCTTGAGAAGTTACAAACCACTGAAGCGCCTGAAGGTGAAGTGTGGGACACGTTTTCCAACTGCCCTTTCTGCGGATCGTTACTTTTTAAGGTCACGCAAGGGGCTACAGTAAAAATTGATTTAATTTTTAATATTGGTGGAAAAACTGATGACAAACAAAAAACAACAAAACCTTGCTCTGGATGATTTATACAAACTTCGCGAAGCATATCGTCATTTCAGTTCGATGAATGCCTTCATGCGTGCAATTAACGAGCTTATAGAAATTCGTGAGGCAGAGAAAAAGGGTTAAGCCATGGGCATTCTCACTGAAAAATTCACCAAAGAGCAGCTAATAGCGCACATAACGCGCCACAGCGATGAGATTTCCAGGCTCATCAAGCAACAATCACACCACGATAACGAATACAGAAAAAAGCTGTTAGCCGTTAATGAAATCGCACTAGCAGCACTGAATGCACCTGATTATATCCCGCCTCACGTCGAGGATGTCATGGGGAATATGTGTGATGGAGGGTTCAACGCACAAGGTATTTGGGATTTATGTCGGGAAGCAATTATGCCCCCTGCTCCTTGCCCTCGTTGCGGAACGGTATCTGAAAGGCCAGACGGATTGCATTATTGCCATGCAGGTAATGAAAATGAAAATTAACAAGCTAAAAGACAGAGAAATACGCGCAAGGCGCAAAGGCGGCCATATCGTTCATGTGATGGCTCTAACCGAAGATGGTCATGCACCATCATCCGGCGCTCTTTGTGGGGATAAGCCCACCCAAGGTCGCTTTAGCAGCATGAGCCGTGCTGGCTGGTATCAAATGAAAGATCACGTTGAAATCAATTGCCCTAAATGCCTAAAGATTTTGAATGAGCGGGAGCAGTCCAAATGACAATTAACAAGATAACTGAGAACGGCCTAACTCAGCTATTAAACAGCGTATGCCTGGCTCGTGATAACGCAGAACGCGATGATAACCGCATTGATCACTCGTTCTATCACTCCCTCTCTATGGCATTGACAGAGCTTCAGGAGTTCCGGGAAGCGGCCAGTAACCCTGTTGGTTGGACTGACGAGCAGGAGCTAGGGAGCGTTGATAAAGACGGATGCGGATATCTCTTTAAAGCCAACCCTGTTTCTCCGCACGCAGACCCGCGTCGAGTCATTATGCTCTACACAGCCCCACCAGTTCAGATTGTGCATGGGCTATGTAAAGCAATTGAGGCTCTTTTAGATATGCAGGTTCGGATGGTTAAGCAAATCAATGTCGGCGCATCTTTCTTTGATGGTGAAACAATATCAGCTATGAACTATGCACCAATTCAGGCCAGGCAAGCGCTCGAATTAGCCAAGCAACGTAAGTGATTTTCGTAATTCAGTTTTGATACCCGACCAGCGATACATTGCTGGTCGGTCATGGGGTGACTCATGCCGCAGATCGTTTTTAATAAAGAATGGGTTGTTGAGGCCGAATTAACTGCGCTTACTGGACTTAACGAGCGTCAGATAAAAGCACTCCGTAGCGGACCGTGGCTGGAAGGTGTCCACTTCAAGCGACAGGCAATGAACGGCGGAGAAACTAAGCGCGGCTTGTTATGGTACAACTTCCCTCGCATAAATCAGTTAGTGCAGGAGATGTAATGACCTTCCCAACAGGTGTTGAAATTCACAATGGAAAGATCCGGTTAACTTTCACCTTTCGCGGCAAACGCTGCCGTGAAGTGCTGAAGGGCTGGATGGTCACTCCTGCAAATATCAAAAAAGCTGGAAACCTGCGCGCACTCATCGTAAGTGAAATACAGCTGGGTGAATTCGATTACGCTCGGCGCTTCCCTGAGTCGAAAAGCGTCAAGAAATTTACCTCTACGCGTGTTGCTTACACCTGGTACGAACTTACCGAACTCTGGCTGGATGCCAAGGAAGAGGATGTTTCAAGAAACACCATGACGCGAATTAAGGCGCAGCTCAGGACGATGAATAAGGTCATCGGAGGTAACACACTAATTTCCGATATTACTCACAGCGACATGATGCAGTACAGAAAGGAGCTGTTGCGCGGAGAAAGCTTTTACTCTGAAGGTAATAAGCGAAAAAAAGCTGGCCGCAGTGTGAACACGGTTAACGACTATATTTCACTGACTTGTCAGATCCTGCGCTTTGCTCACCGCAGCCGGTTCATCAGCGATAAACCGTTTGAGCACATCACCAAACTGCACAAGGACAGAAAAAAACCTGATCCGCTGCAGCGCGATGAATACGCGGCCATGATGCTGGCTTTGTCGGGTCAGGACAGAAACATGTGGCAGTTCGCCATCGGTGCCGGCCCCCGCCATGGTGAAATTGCTGCACTGGCGTGGGATGATGTTGATCTGGAGGCGGGAAAGGTGCATATCCAGCGCAACCTGACGGGCCAGGGTGATTTTGTTCCTCCCAAGACAAAGGCAGGAGATCGGATTATCACCCTCCTCGCCCCTGCGCTTGATGCGCTGCGGGCGCAGTTTGCTCTTACTGGTCATCTGCCGGAAACGGAGATCGTTCAGCACTTCAGGGAGTATGGTAAAACCGAAGTTCATAAGCAGCGTTTTGTTTTTCTTCCACGTCTGGAGACTAAAAATCCTGGCAGGTACTTTTCCACGCAATCCATCACTGACCGCTGGGATGCTTCGGTGAAAAAGGCCGGTATCCGCCGACGTACGCCGTATCAGTCACGGCATACCTACGCGTGCTGGTCACTGGCGGCTGGCGCTAACCCTTCTTTCATCGCGAGCCAGCTCGGTCATGAAGATGCGGAGATGGTGTATCGGGTTTATTCAGCCTGGATTAAGGAGTTCGACGGTGAGCAGGTGGAGCTGTTGAACGAGCGTTTAGGCTTTGCCCCCAATGCGCCCCTGAAAACTAAAGTTTCAAAAATAAAGCAATAA